GCTCTGCGCACCCCCGGCACGCCGGCAGCCCTCGGAAGTACCTTTTTGAATTCGATCCGGAATCATTCGCCAGCGCCACGGAGACGGGCGCAACCTCGATCGTAGTACACCCCTACATCCCACCCCCATGATCGCCCCGTCTACCCCCCGTAGCGGCGGCAGAATCGGCATACATTCACCCGGTCACACGGTCCCATAGCCACCCCGACACAAAAACGCCCCCGATCACTACGATCGGCGGCCTCATTGAACCCGCATCATGTGCATTGAAACGGTCACGCCAGGACGGCGCCTATAACACCCGCCCCGTGTGCAATACAGAAAGCCCACAGCACGATATAACGCGCCCGCCACCGGGCAGGGATGCACCCGCACCGCGTGCAATTAATCGGATTTCAGAAAGGCTGTTAGGACGGCGTAAAGGGGGATTTTGTGCAACGGGTTGGGTGCAAGACTTTTTCATCCACTGGTCACGCCCGAGGCTATGCCAGCGGCTTTAAAGATGGGCCGCGATCCGTAGGATCGGGTATAGGGTAGACGTAAAAAGACCCGCTCAATGGCGGGCCTTATGGGGCGGGACTATGGAGGGCGGCTAACAAATAAGAACGGTCAGGCGTTTTATCATTTTTCACCGCCTACGCCGTCCAGCGGCTCGCCGCGCTTACAGCTTATCGAGAATAGCGCCGCTTTTTCCGGGAATCGTGCGATCGACTGGATGCAGTCGGTATACGATAAATCCCCATCGATTACGTAGTCATCGCAATCAGACGCCAGCGCGCCGGGGTTAACGGTGCAAAGAGTTACGACCAAAAACCAGACTGAAGCCATAATGATTCCCCTCATTACTTTTTAAATTTTCGACCGCTGGCGCGGAGTTTACGACGGTAATCGCTGGAAATAATGGCGAGCGCCACCGCGAACATTACCGCCGGGAAAACGACTTCCAGAACATCACGAAACATGAACATAGATACCTCCTAGAAAAATGATTTAAGTAGCGCCGGTAAAACCGGATTTTTGCGAATAGTAAGCACTTTGAGACGGTCCCGCCCCTCCGTGGTCCAGATAGTCACCGTCCAGGCGCGGGCGTTGTCATCCCACGTCAGATCGGCGTCAACCCGCGTAAAGCGAAGATCGCCAGCCGCTTTAAAGCCTTTCGCCGTGATATGCCCGCGCCATTTTTCCGCCGCGTAGCGAGCTTGGGCCCGGCGAATATCGTTAGTTCGCATATTCAATCCCCGCGATGCAGTGGAACGGCAGAGAATGGTTGTAGTGAGTGTCACGGGTCAGGCCGTGGCGCATATCCCACAGCGCATTAAGGCGCATCAGCGACGGGTAAATCTTTATATCGGCTTGTGAGGCGATCAGCGTCATCCCGCCCGCCGTAGTGATTTTGACGGGTTTAACCATGAGAGCGTTACCGGATACCGCCGCCACCCCGGCGGCGTCCGCGTCCTTGCGTGCAACCGCTTTCCAGTCACGCAATGATTTAATGATTTTTTTCACCTGGCGGCGGTAAACGCTGTTCCCGCGTACCGTCCACAAGCTGCGGAGAATATGCGCATAAAACGCGACCTTCGCGGCGCTGTAATCGGCATCGGTGGCATAGTCCGCGCGGTGAACGTGTGAAGGGCGGCGGCTATCGGCGACACAATAGGCTTCCACGGCGGCCCGGTCCCGATCCATCGCGGCGATCTCCGCGTCGATCTCTTCGCGGGTGAACTCGGAATAGATAAGCGCGTCGAAGCCGTTATCCTGGCAGAAAATAGCGTCATTCCGTAAACGGCTGGACCGGGCGGCGGCGGCTTGTTCTGCGATTTCCTCCGCTGATTTGCTCACCCCGTACCGGGCCAGCTCGCGATCCAGGTAGAAAGCAAAATCCGCCTCAAAGGACCAGCCGCGCCAGATGAGGGATCCGCTTTCTTCGCGGATCTCCACTTGCGTAGACCCATACTTGTCAAAATTGTATTTGACCGTGATCCCATCGTTCAGGGTGAAAGCGTTAATTTTTGCGGTAATTTCGTCATATGTCATCTTGAGCACCTCGTTTATTGTTGTTCGCGTATCCCCGCCGGGTTCGATAACCATAATATGCACACGGAACGAGTGCAAGCCCCTCCGCCGGATTTATTTCATTTTTGCTTTCCACGTCACCCCGATTTTTGGCGGTTCGGGTATCAGCGCCAATAAAAAAGGCGGCTTATCGCCGCCCTTCCTTAATCCAGTCCATCAGAGCTTCACCCTGATCCTGAGTGGGCCAGATAAGCCCACAACATACCCCACCCGCCACCGTGTAAAGGATAGGGCGGACCAGGCCGCCTCCGTCTCCCGCGATAATGGCGATCACGGTAAAGCCAGCGATCACGCTGCACGCGGCGAACTTTACGACGGCCTTTTTTGCGTCGTTATTCATGATTTCGACGCCCCTTTACATTCAACGATACAGAAAGAATCACGGCGCAACGTTTTATCAGCGAAGATCCCGCTGTCGCCGTATCGCTCGATCCATTCTTGCGCGCGTTCACGCGACCAGGTGATGCAATGGACTGCAAGCGCGTTATTCTTCTCAATCACTTTAAATTCCATATTCATCACTCCCACGGCCCGACGATATCCAGCGGATGATCGCCCACGGCGTTTACATGGCCGGACCGCATCCAGACGTTAAACCCGCGCGGCCTCATCGCCCCGCGAAACATCTTCCAGGCGCTACCCTTGCATGGGAACGTATACGGCACGGATCCGTTATCAATGCGGTGGATAGTTACCCGCGTACCGTTGCGCGTGATGTAGTCACCTGGCGCGGTGATAACAGTTAGCGCCTTCGCGTAATTGTCGAGATCGTCGGGGTGTTCCTGTCGCAGCGCTTCGCGCATATCTGCCAGGGTATTACCCGTAGCCGGGACCCTCCGCCCTGTCTGCTGAAAAAGGATTTTCACCTGGTCATCGGGCATCACCGCGATCCGGTCATTCCAGGCATCAGCGCGGCGGCTAACCTCATCAGATACCAGATTGCCGGTAGCGAGCGCCGCATATTCATGCGATTCAATTTTGAGTTTCATAATTAGGCCCCCACGGCTTTTATTGAGATAACGCGAACATTTACAGGTGGTAAAATCGACCCATCTAACAGCGGCCCCCCAGTATTACGGGCCTTAATGTTAGCGATCACGTTTTTAAGATGTTCGTATGAATCCACGGTCCCGGAATAGCGGCGATTCAGGCCAGCGAAACGAGGATCGTTATAATACGCCTCCACTGTTACGACCCGGCGGAATGGAATCGGTTTAGGGAATAACGCCGCGCGGGCCTCGTTTACCGACGTTACAGATGGGGCGCGTAGTACCGCCGCGCGGGATGAATTTTTGCCCGTTAAATAAACGCGGTTTAATTCCGGCGCATATTTATGCGATTCAATTTTGAGTTTCATAATTAGGCACCTTGCAAAATTAAAGTGAAAATATTATTGGAACAACCGATCAAACGTCCGGTTTTACGTTCACGCAAATAAATAGTCATACGACCAAAACACGGACGGCGTTCAATTCGGCAACGTTTTAAAACGCGGCGGACGTCCGCCCCGATATAAACGCCTATGATGAAATAGCCAATAAAAATTATGGTCATCATCATTCGACCTCGCTTACATACCAGCCCACGGTCTCACCCCGGCGGCGGCCTTTTGCGATATAATCGCGCTCGACTTCCAGCCCAATAGCCTCAGCAATCCGGATCATACATTCGAGGCCGCAAGAGCCGTCCAGGGAGATCCGGTCATCTTCAACGATGTACGCCATACCGTAAAGGCTATCAGGGCGATCATTTGCGCGGGGTATTTCTCCGGTTTTAAAGAAATAGTTTGCACGGTCTTTCAGTTCGACAAGGCGATCCTGATAGCAGGCTTGCAGCCAGCTACCGAAAACATATCCACGCATATCATACCCGCCGCCCATACATTTGAAGCGTTCTCCGGTTGACGTGTCATCCAGGCGGCAAATGTTATAGCCGTATGTATCACGACCGCGGGAAACAGACCAGGACAGCGCCAGACGTTTAATGTTTTTCATTTTGTACCTCGTTTATGTTGATTCGTTGTTCGCGTCACCCCGCCGGGTTCGATAAACATAATATGCACCCGAAACGAGTGCAAGCCCCTGAACCAGATTTATTTCATTTTTGCTTTCCGCGTCGCCCCAGGGCGCGCCGCCCCGCCGTCATCCACCCGGGGTCAATACCCCTGAAAGCCGCGCCACGCCTGGCTTGCGGGCCTTTTCGCCCCATCGGCGCCAACCCCGCGAAACCAATAAGATCAATGACTTACAAAAATCACACCTTTTTCGGGATCCATGGGGACGCCGAAATCCTGATTTTCTATAAAAATTTTGGACTTCCTTACTTGGCAAACCTAGCGGGCTGAAAATTTTTAGCGGTGCGCGCTTACTTGAAAAAGCTGGCGGGCTGAAACCCGGCGGCGGGCCGCGCCAGCCAGGTCGGCGCCATGTCCGGACCGGCGGCCATGCCTGGCGATCCTCGAGGTAAAATCCCTGCGGCGCCACGGTGGCCATCCCGCAATAACCATGGCCGGCGCCATAGCGGTTCGGGCCTTACTTCAAAAAGTTAGCCGGCTGAAATTTCTTACTTGAAAAAGCTGGCGGGTTGTCGTTCAGGGAAAACGATTGACACACGGAACGTATGCAACTACAGTTCAGCGTGACAGATGTGCAAATTTAACGACGGAGAATACCGATGAACGACGCGATTATCCTGGATGACCTGACGCCGGCCATGATGACCATGGAGACGGACGTGGAACTGCCGTCAGGTATCCGGGCTAACAGTATCACTGGCAACCTGATCGGCCTCAAGCCGGGCGAGGTCTACGTTTATGCGCAGGAGCTGGACAGCAGCAAGGCGCTGGTAGACCTGCAGACCGAAGCCACGGCGCTGCGCTACAAAATGCGTAACGGCGTATCGTCGTCCCTGCGTAACGCCAAACGGGCCTGCAATAGCCAGTTCTCACTGGAAACAGCGCTGGTCATGTACCCGTCGGGCCGTGCGTTTATCCAGGTGGCGATCAAGCGCATTGATGACGGCGCCGGCACACCGGACGACGACGAAGTTTAATTCTGTAGGACGCGGCACCTCTTTTTTTGCCGTACCACCCTTTTTACCCGGAGACACCACATGACCCCTTTCGACTCGAAAGAAGAAATCGACCTTAGCGATGGCCGTGAAGCCACGGTTGCCCGTTGGTACAAATACGATGACCATCTGGGGTACATTAAGGTCGAAAAACCGAACGGCGACATTGACGCTATTGGCAGTCTAACCCGCGATGACGTCATCGCGCTAATAGGCGCGCTGCAGCGTGCGTTCGATATCCCTGACCGCGCCGCCGAACTGGAACAGCTGCTGGAGATGCGCGAAGAGACTAACCAGCACATCATGGAAAAGGCCGTCATGGCAGGCATCGCGAACATCATGTACGAGAACGGCCTGAAACGCGCCACCATCACTCCGCAGAACGTCATGTCCGGATTTGTGCCATCGCTGTCGATCGATGTCAGCGTACCTGGCGTCGTCATCTACACCCTTAACGGAGAGCCTCTCAATGGAAAACCCGACACCGAGTAATGTCGCGCTGGCGGTGAACCGCGTTGCGGCGCCGCGCAAACGACTCGATGCTGGCCCGGCGTTCCGCTCCCTGGAAGACAAATACGCCGTCGCAATTTATGTCACGCATACCGGTTCGGCCATTGTCGGCTACCGCGGTACCGGCAAAGTGCTGTTCAGCGAAGGTGATTATGCGAAAGCCAAAGGCGGAAAAGCCCGCGGCGCCGCAGAGGTCGGCCAGATGATCCATTACATCATCGGGCTGCTGTACTGGGCCAATACCCACATGCCCACGCCGGAAGTCGCAGCCGTACTGGCTGACATTGCTGGCGAAAAACACTAAGAAGGAAACCCCATGTCAAATAAAGCCGACTATTTCGATATCCTCGTCGACCTGGCTCGCCAGGAGGCGGCAAAGGCTATCGAAAAATACCCGCAGCCGAATTACACCATGCTGAAATTCTCGGAAGAGGCCGGTGAGGTGGTCAAGGCAGCAGTGCATTACGCGGAGCGCCGTGATACCTGGGTCCACGTCGAAGAAGAGATCGTGCAGACCCTGGCCATGTTAATCCGCTTCCTGCGTGAAGGTGATGGCGTCAATAAAATCTACCCGCCGAAAGACCTGCGCGATGCCATGCGAGGGAACCGTGATGAATGATAGCCTCGTACACCGCCGCGGCGAAAACTGGATACGCCGCTGGACCAAACGTAAACGCCGACCAATGAAGCACAAAGAGCTGGACGGTCATGCTCGCATACGCCTGACGCCGTACCTGCCGTCACTCGCGAAACTGCTGCTGGCGTCCATCCTGTTCATGGTACTGATCGAGCTGGTCGCCTGCGTGGCGGTCCTCTATGTCGTTCTGACCACAGGAGCGAAATGATGCTGGTTAACCAAAGACTACTGTATGCGCAAAAGGCGCGTATCGCCATTGACGCGATCGGCATCTCTGCCGTTGTACGTTTGCTGCAGACGAAGGTCGGGAAGTGCTCTGCTGCCGAGATGACGGAAGACGAACTGGCCCTGGCCATAGTGCTCATCGATGATGCTGTCAGTAAAGCGCTTAACGGTCGGGAAGAACGCTGGCTCAAGATCAGGGCGGAGGCAGAGGAACGCGACCGCTGGAATGCACAGGTGGAGAAGCGCAAGGAAGACCGCCAGCGCCGCCGTAATGAAAAGAGAGCACGCGGATGAATACCGAATTACTGCATGCGTACGCGAGGACTCGCGCTGACCGACTCGACCAGGTACGCAGTAAGATCGCCATCCTGAACAGCATTATCGCCGACATCGAGGATGAAGCGACCAGGGTGTATACCGAAGTCCTCGGCAACACGGTGGTCGACCCTGACGCTGACGAAGGCGCCTTTGTCAAAGTCGATAAAGAGTATGCCGAAATGGCGGCAGACCTGCGTAGCGCCCGGGAGACGAACCGTGTGCTGCTGGCCCATCTAACCGCCGCCCTTGTGCGTGCGCCATTCCTGAATCTGTTTGCAAACGGAGATACACCCAATGAAAGTTAAAGGCTTTGAGAAAGTCATCATTCTGCATCTCGGCGCGCTCTTTGGCGCCGCAAACGCCGGCGAGAAGTCGGTAAAAAGTTTCCACCGCACGCTGCTGAACACGCCGAACATGGACGAAATGTCGGTCCATGAATTCGCCGCCGGCCGTGTGAGCGATCTACTGGCGAAGCATGAAGTGAAAGACCCGATCGGCTATAAGACGATTGGCTTTGCGCCGTACGCGGACTACGTGGGCGGCAAGTTTGCCATGGGCATCCCGGGTACTAACGCCATCGTGCTGCAGGCTGAAAAGCGTGAACGCGTGCTGCCCGGCGTCAGCGTGCGCAACGAAGTGACGAAGCGCATGGACACCTGGCGCGAGAAAGAGATTGAAGGCTGGGAGCCGACCCGGAAAGACTGGGCGCAGTTGAAAGACGATGTCGAAGCCGAAATGCTGAAAACCGCGCCTATCCGCCCGACCCGCTACAACGTGATCATCGCCGTCCCGTACGTCTATGTGTTCACCACCAGCGCCAAGACCTCCGAAGAGATCAACTCCCTGCTGCGTGCCGCATTCGGCACCTGGCCCGTGGAACCCCTGCTGATCAACGACTTCGTGCTGCGTCAGTCGATGGAGAAGATCGTACGCGGCAACATCGACGGTGTCACCGGCGACGACTTCATCCACATCAAACACGATGACGGCGATGACGTGAAGTTCAAGGACATTGACATCCACAAGGACGAAGTGGTCCTCGACTACCTGGCGCGGCATTACACGGTTCGGGCGCTGAACATGCGGATCGACGAAGGCGAGATGCGCCCGGGTGTGGGCAACGTGTTCTTCCGCCTGACCGACAAGGCGATCATCTCCGGGATCCATATCGGCGAAGCGGATGTTGACGCCAACTACGAAGCCACTCTGGAGCGCTACAACAATGACAGCGGCACGTTCCTGACCTACATGGCCAACCTGTTCCAGACGGTGTTGTCGCTGCAGGACGTCATTGACGTCTTCCGCGATAAGATGGACATCACGGTTGAGGTCGACGCGCAGCTGGAAGACGACGACGAGGTGTGACATGGCAGGCCGTAAACACGCTAAACCGAATCCCCACATCGCCGAGCATAAACGCCTGCTTGGCGCTATGGCGGTAGGCGAGTCCTTCTTCGTGAGCGGCAAGCGGCCTGCGGACCTGGGCTACGTGCGGCGCCTGGGGTACCAGCTGGGGTATAAGCTGGCTATCCGCTGGGTGCTGCGCGACCCGATTTACGGCCGCATGGGATCCCGCGTCAAGAGGGTGGGCTGATATGGGCTATCTGGCGAAGAAACGGACGGCGTACTGGCAGGACAAAAAGACGGGCCAGATCATCAAGACCCGTCAGCCCGAGTCCTATACGCCATGCCGCGAGTGGTTCATCTATTTCCGGGAAGTCCGCCTGCTGCATAACGCAGCCGCCGGGCAGGTCTGCGCCGAGGATGCCGGCACTTGCCTGTCGTACCTGGACGACCCGGACTGGACGGAAGTCGACCTGGAAACTTTCACCTACTGGGATTTGATTTATCGCAATCCTGACGTATAGTGATCGGGACATGGGATGAAATCTTCATGCTCGGTGTTCCACTGACATTAAAGCCCGGCACGCTTTGTCCGGGCTTCTTTTTTTGCCTGTAGAAAGCGTTTGACACACGAATCGTGTTCAGCTACATTTCTCAGGAGTCCACAAAAAGGAACATCCCATGAAGAAGCACTTAATGTCGTTTGGCCGCTTTGACCAGAATCGGATCGGCAAACAGACCATCTACATTTTTCCCCTCCCACACGGCCCGCGCTGCATCGTCCGCGTCGAGTATGACCCGATAGAGGAAGAGACGGCGGTACGCATCCACAACACAGAGGAACGCAGCTGGCCGGATATCGCTGACTTTGTTCCTGACCTGTCTGAATGGTTCGGGCGGCTGTATCACGCTCTCTTCAATGAGCCGGACCCACGCTTCACCCGCAATGGCAAACAGGTCGTCTTTCCGGCCATCATCCTCGATGTAATTCTGCATGACCGTACCGACGGTAACGGGCAGGATGAAGGGTCGGCAGACCGCCTGACGAAGATGCTGGAGGATTTCGACCTCATCGGTGCGCCGGCGCCACGCGATACTGTGTGCGCGCTGATCATGTGCGTCATGCTGGAAGAGGAATACGCCGTCGGGTCGACCCGCTGTGACTTCTGGTGGCAGCGCTCATGGCTCCAGCGCGGCCTGCTGCGTTCCGGCCTGTGCAACCCCTACTCACACCCACGCCCGCCTCTCCGCGAGCTGGCCCAGGCGCCTCGCCAGTGGCACTGGGAACGCAATGGCATCGCGTCAGACCGTCCGGACGATAACTGGGCCATGATCGAGAACTGCTTCAACCGCTCATTCCGTGCGGCGCTGGTGGTGGACGTGTGGCAACCGTGGGCGGTGAACGGCAACGCCCTGCAGCTGATCCGGGAAGAGGACATTGAAGTATGACCGCCAGCGCAGAAGACCGGGCGAAAGCGGACTGGCTGCGCCCGTATAAAGACCACCTGTTATTCCCGGCGACCAGCATTGCTATCGAAGTGCATGGGCCGGAGAAGAAAGAGTGCCGGGATATCTCCGAGGCTATCGACATGATCGTTACGCTCATGCTGTGCATGAAAGAGCACGGCAATGATAAGGCGGCGATCCAGTCCTGCGCGCGGGCGTTAAACTGCCGCGTGGAAGACCCGTACAACAAAGTTTTCCTGACAAAAGTAATGACGGCACTCATGCCCGACGCTGTCATCCGGACCCGGGTGAAAGAGATGGCCCAGCGGGACTGGAAATCCCAGCGCCAGATGATACGTGAAGGGGTATGGCCGTCCTGGATGATGGAGGACACCGATGGAAACTAAAGACCACAAAAAGGTTATCCAGTATTCCGACCAGTTCTTCTGTTCGTGGTGCGGAAAGACGTGGGATGCCAACGACCCCCATCCGCCGGAGTGTTCGGAGAAAAAGGCAGACGTCCATACCATTCAGCGCAGTCGCGACCTCATTAACTATCACGCGGCGACAAAAGCGGCTATTGATATGTCAATCTTACTGCGCGATGGCATGGCCACCGTGCCTGTCTGGCCGACGCCGCCGCAGGCGTATTACCTGCAGCGCCGCGGAGTCGGCTTTGTGGTCTGGGCGAATGGCCCGAAGGAAGCGTATAACTACGCCGTCCGCGTTGGGATGCGACCGACGTACATGCGCCAGATTGACATCCCGGACCGCGCGTACGACGTGAAGACGCCGCGTGCGGAGATCAACCCGCTGACCCTGGAGCTGGTGCGCAGCCGTTACCCGAATTTTGGGGAGGTCGTCACCCCGGTCCAGTTCGTGTCACGACAGAAGGAAAAACGGAAATGATAAAATACATCACCGACCCAAATACCATACGGGAAATCTGTGTGGATATTATGAAAGCCGGCGTTATACCGGATGCATTTAATATCACAAGTTACCTGAATGTAAGAAAAGACCTTTTCGACGGAAGCCCGGAAGAACATATAAGTTCAAGTAAAATACTCGGCAATCATAACGATTTAGGGAAGTATTTTGCCTCAATCGAATTACACATCGTTCCGATATCCCGCGCGTATGCCGGCGCCTCCGCGCCTGAACACAAACGGATCTTAGTACGCGAAGAAACTTTTCGGCGTACGTTCAGCCAATCGCATGACGGCGAGTCCAGTTATGCAAAAACAATCATGGCGGTATTGCGGGCGAATCGCGAGTCAGTCCTGAAAATCCTGAACGGTGACGACCATGAGTGACGTGACAAATATCGTTGTCCAGTGCGACATTCTAACGGCCGGAGATGGGAAATTCCTCCGGAGCGTAGACCGTTGGCTGCGGGATAAAACCGGAACCAGTCTTTGCTGCGTTTCCCACAAGGCAGGTGGAAATAAAAACCTGGAAATCTCGGTAGCCATTGGCGCGTTTAACCACCTACCCTGGAAAGACTTCCTCGCCGCAATTCCGGCATTCGCGGATAAAGCGCGAATGGAAAAAGAAGGCGGCTTTATCATTGTGAATCTCATCACCCATGACGATCAAGTCCATACATGGAGGCTAATTTGTGAGTGAATACGTTGACAACCTCATCGCGCTGAAATCCCGGGAAGCCCATGACCTGAAAGAGATAGGCGACCAGTGGCGGACGCCGGACTGGCTGTTCTTCGCGCTGGACAAGCTGTTCGGCCCGCTGGTACTGGACCTGTTCACCGATGGCCAGAACGCCAAATGCCCGCGCTACTACACCGCCGAGGACAACGCGCTGCGCCAGGACTGGGCGGGCCGGCTGAAAATGATACAGGCGGAACTGGAGGCCGAGGCGGAAGTATACGACGTCGCCGACCACGTTCAGCGGGTGTGGGGTTTCGCTAACCCGCCATACAGCCGTAACCGTGCGGCGGAAGTGCCGCTGACCGGCATGGTCAATATCATGGCCAAGGCGGAAGAAGAACGGAAGAAAGGCGCGGGTACGGTCTGGGTGATCAAAGCGGCAACCGCTGAAACATGGTGGCCCGATACCATCGCCACGCGCACCATATTCATCAAAGGGCGCATCGGTTTCGAACCGCCAGTATGGTTCAAAGCGAAGACGGGCGCCGCAGGTGCAACGTCCGCGGGCTTCGGCGCCGCGATAGTCATCTTCGACCCGGAAGACGAAGAAAAACACGCCCCGGAGTATGTGTCCCGGGAAGCGCTCATGGACATTGGACTGCCCATGGCCAACATCATGCAGGACGTCCGCGAGAAGTGGATCGCCCAGTGGGACGAGGTATAACCATGCCGCATATTCCCCCATACCGTCCGGATCCATTACCGGCTCCTGACGTTAAGATTTTCAGGGTAACAATAAACGCGCTCGGTCAGATGAAGTGCATTGAGTTTTACGCCCGTGATTACAACGATGCGAGTCAGATCGCCGCCGGCATCATGAAACGTGAATGCCAGCATAAAGTGGAGATGGTAGATGAAACAGGTTCGTGTTCATAAACGTGAGGCCAAGACCATGAAATTAACCAAAACTGTAACCCGTAACGGCAAGATCACCGAGGTGAAAACGTTCGACGTGGAAGTCCGCCGGGATGCCCACGGCGTCAAACTGTGGTGCGGAGACGACTGGTACCTCGACCAGAATAAGGTCGGAAAGACGATCAACCCTGACCCGTTCACCGAGGTCGTCTGGTCAGTCGCCGAAGAGGAAGGAAAGAATGCCAAGGCGAAACGGGGATAACGATGGCCAGAAATAAATACGTGGCTATGTGTTGCTACTGCAAAAAGCCAGTGCCGGCCGGCTCCGGGTATCTTGAAAGGTCTGCGTCCGGAACGTGGACTACGATCCATGCCGATTGTGCGGTCAAAAGACGCGAAGAGAAGAAGGCGCAGAATGGCATACATAAACGGCTCTAAACCGTTCCACTACTACAACGAGTGGGACGCTAAAACCGCAGCGTGGCTTCGCGAACTAATCAGGCGCGGCCACCTGCCAGATGGAATTGTCGATGAACGATCAATCACCGAAGTCGCCCCGGAAGATCTCCGGGGTTTCCGTCAGTGGCACTTCTTCGCCGGTATCGGGGGATGGCCGCTGGCCCTTAAACTCGCCGGATGGCCGGCGTATGCGCCAGTGTGTACGGGAAGTCCGCCGTGCCAGCCTTTTAGTGTGGCTGGAAAACGAGGCGGGCGGGACGACTCCCGTCACCTGGCTCCGGCCTTTCTCGACCTCATCGCAGAGCTGCGACCTCCAGCTATTTTTGGCGAACAGGTTAGCGCAGCAATTAAAGAACTGTGGCTCGATGCTCTATTCGTTGAGCTGGAAGACGAAGGCTACACCTGCGCATCGGCGGTACTGCCAGCGTGCAGCGTCGGCGCCCCGCACAAAAGAGATCGCCTTTTCTTTGGCGCTATCGACCTGGCCGACCTCGTCAGCGACGGACTGGAAAGGCGGCTACGCGGGTGGGCGGATAAGGAATGGCAAACTATCAGTAGACCGGCTGGATGTGGCGGCGCAGCTGGCGACCTGGCCGACGCCAACCCACCACAACGGCAAGACGGCGATACGCGACCCCGAAAAGATACTGAACCGTCGAGCGATTGGGCGTCAGCAAAACCCCCAGGACTTGGCGCAGTTGGCGGGGGATTCGTCACTCAACGGATCCCCGATCAGAATCACGGCGCATGGTCAGATGCGGACTGGATCGGATGCCGGGATGGAAAGTTCAGGCCAGTTGAATCCGGCACACAGCCGCTGGTTAATGGGGTACCCGCCCGAGTGGTGCGACTGCGCGGATACGGAAACGCCATCGTCCCGCAAGTCGCCGCCCAGTTCATCCGAAACTTTATGGTGGGAACTGTAGATTTTCTGGAAAACGTTTGACACACAAAACGTGTGCAGCTAGTATTCTAATCGAACAGCAAAACAACCCGGAGATATACCATGTCAAATCTTAATACCACTGTGCCGGCCGTGCGCCTCACCGTCGAAAGTGTTGAAGGCAATATTGGAGGCTACCTTTCCCTGGAATTCCTTCGTACCGTAAACGTTGTCTTCGATGAAATGTTATCGCGCCTTTACCACGGTGCCAAAAAACGTAAAGACTGGGCGACCGCTGAACCGTGGAAAGAACTGACCGAGCATGAATGCCGCACCTGCATTCGCGATTCGCTGGCCAAGGGTAAGCTGATCGACGCGATGAACTATCTCATGTTCGCGCATCTCAACGGGCATAAACTCCTTTCGCTGCGTAACCCGTCCACTGACGAACCGGTCAGCATTGATTCGCAAATGCGTGACCAGCTGGCGAACGCGCTGGGCGTTACTGGCCGCAGCTGGGATGAAATGCTGGCCATGGTGAGCGTGGAGAAGTCACATACGTTCCAGAAGGACAAACAGATCGCCGCTATCGCGAAAGAGTTGAAACTGGATCCGGAAGCGTCAGAAGAAAGTATTCTGTCAACGATTCACATGCTCGTCACCACACGACAGGCTGAACTGAAATCAGAGGATTTTGGGTTCATGCGTCCGGATGGGCAAATGATTTACGGCATCCAGGGTGACACGTTGGTGATCAATGGTGCTGCCGTTAAAAACCTGGCGCCGGGACAGACTATTACGCCGGCACCCATTAACATCAATATCACCGGATGTGCGGACCCGGATACGCTGGAAAATATTGCGAAGCTGATTAAGGCGAACCGCCAAAACGCCGGCGTCGATGGCGCAGGTCATACTAAAAACACCGTGACTATCAAAAACGAAGCCGCTCCGGACCTGTTCCCTGAACAACGCATCAAGATTAAAGCAGGCGCAAAATGGCCTCACATGACACCCCCAGCAGGTGCGGTTGAAGAACTGAAATGGCCTCGTACGACGCCACCGGAGGGGGCGGACAAAACGCGAAAGACGGCGTTACCGAATACCATGGCCGCGCCGTACGGCGTTAAGGCGTCTAAACCGCAGCAATACGAATTGACGATGGAAGCCGATGACTCCGGTATCCCTTCGCCGCTGTTTATCTTCCGCAGCAAGAAAGACCGGGACGATTATCTGCCGTTGCTGCGCACCTTCCTCGGCGCGCTGGAACAGGCGGCATACGGTAAAGGCCGCGAGCGTCACGCTAACGACCTGCCGTTTGTCGAACAGCCGATACTGACCATGGCGCATATGCTGGACAGCGACGCTGGCCTGGCGCAGCAGGTTATCAAGAAAACCATTGAGGCCCGCACGCTGCCGACTAAACAGGCCCGGATCAACGAACTTCGAGGGACGCTGGTATACGCCGCTGCGATGATCCTGTTCGAAGAGATGTATGGCCATGCCGATGACCCTGACAACCTGAACGGAGCGCTGTGATGAAAGTCCTGATCTCTGACCTCAAGCCGGGGATGCGGGTCATCATGAAGACCCGCATCGTCGAGATAGTCGACCTGGCGAGAACACACCGCGCGGCAAACGGACGAACCGTATATTACTGGAAATCCGTAAGTGAGCCACCGCGCATGGGCCTTAACCATTTTGTCGGTTGCGGAGATTTGACCGTAGAAGTGGAGGATAAGCATGTCAATGCGTGAAACCTGTAGAGCAATTGCGGATAAATATGCTGCCCTCCCGCCGGACCCGGATTACCCGCTCTACGGGGATATGGTCCGCTTCCGGGATAAATACAATGGCCGGGAATACTCCGGCATCGTCCTCGGGCATTGCGATGGCATTCCGATTTTCTGGAAGCCATGGCGGGTGGAAGTGAGGGTATGCCACACCGACGGTACCGTAGCGTTTCCACCGCTGCCGGTGATGCACGTGGAAAAAGACGAAATTATTAAAGTGACCCGCGCCGACGGCAGCGGAGAATGGTCCAAAGAAGAGGAACACCCATGAAAATTAAACCCGATATCATTATTGTGCATGGCCCAAAAGGCTGCGGCAAGACACGTAACATGTACCGTATTGCCGACTATTTTGGGATGAACGTTATCCGGGATGGTCAGTGTTGCAGTGAAGGGCCATGCCCTATTTCGCTGCGTAAATCGCAGAGGGTTTTGTACCTGTGCACAAAGGAAGAAATGCTTGACCCCAGGACCATCGAGCGTATGGGTCGGTATGTAGCGGAAGGGTGGGTCATTAGGGCAATCGCATATGACCAGTTACCGAAGGCGGCAGGGCGTTTCAATGCGTGAAATTTGCAGGGCAGTCACAGATAAATACGCTGGGATGGCACCTGACCCGAATGGCTTAGACGAGGATTTTTAATTATGAGAGCAAAACCAGAACACATCGGAAAAATCCACCTCGTATTCGACGTGGAAAACCTGTCATGCATGACCAACGGCCACCTGCTGTCATTTGCGTGCGTCATGTTCCACGCGGACGAAGGCTGGATGGAAGATGTCAGCTTTTCGCTTAAACAGGAACGCGGGAAGCCGAACGGCCATATCGACCCGGGAACCGTTAAATGGTGGATCATGCAGGCGCTGCAAAACCCGGAAGCCGCAATGGAAACGTTCAACTTCACTCGGTCAGATGACGATACGTGGTCGATTGACGCCGCCGCATTCCAGTTCGGGAACTGGCTGAACGAAACCCTTCGCGATTATGTTGAAGTAAGGCCGGAGGAAATGAACTTCGTCCGGGATACCAAGTTAAAGCAGCATGGCCGCCCAGATTATTTCGCAGAACTGGACCTGCAGGTCTGGGGGCATGCACCGCGCGTAGATATTATCCAATTGGAAAACGTTCTGTTCGGCGGTGAAGGTAAAGGGCCATGGAATTTCCGTCAGGAGAACGACATCCGTACCCTCATGAAGCGCTGGAGCCGTCTCAGACCGGGAGAAGGCGGCTTGTGGGAACTCGCTGACGCACAGGCGGAAGTACGCTGCCCGTTAGCGCGACACACTGCCATACGGGATGCCTACCGGCAGGCGTATATGGTGATTATCGATCATGGCTGGCTGGAGAGATTCCCGCGGCTGAAACCCGAGCATGAATAACTTAAAAAACGTTTGACATACGATTCGTGTGCAACTAATATTACTCCCGAAGGCAACGACGGGAGTTTTTCATTATGGGTCTTACGATATTGAAGACAGGAGATTCACGTGGGGTAGGCGCCATTGTCCAGGAAACCCGGTTTTTCGGGTTGCTGAAACGCCGCTGGACCGTGAGACGGCGGGACGCGGATGACACAGACCTGAAAACGTGGATCTGCATTGAAACGGGCACAAATAAACTGGCGTTCTTCGATGGGGAAGAACTGGAAAATTTTTATCAGGCTAACTATGCGATGCAAGGCGAGAAACCATGAGCCAGATTGTTCACCGGATTGACCAGCAGATCGTTTCGAACGTGGTCAACCGTCACCACCAGTGGTTCCAGTATTACTACGAACTGAAAGCCGCGGTTGCAGCCTTAATGGACGGCGAACGCGAATACGATATCAGCTGCAGCACAGTCTACGGGCTGGAAGAACTGGGACGCTATCACGGGGTTTGTCGGGTATACCCCGCCCCACAGGGCATTTATCGCAGTGGCCGCCGCATATCCGATAAACCGACGGCCAAAAATGCACCACCGCGTTACCCCTTACTTATGGAATCCGGGTTTGCGCTGGACCGTAAGATCGTCAGCGCGAAAGTGTTCATCTCCGCCTATGAAACCGGGATGAGAGCCAGGGGGCGGCAGTTAAGTCCCGGGTATATGGCGGTAAAAGAATACGCCATGATGAGCGAGCCACCGAATTACCGGGCGATTACCGATCACCTGGGCATTAAGTCAGTAATACGCATCACTTTTAACATGAACTATGAGGGTTAACCCATGATCAACGAAAGCAAGAAAGGCTTTGAAGTACCGGTACCCGGCGCGCAGGAATTCATCCCCGCCCGTACCATGGAAGAAGCGGAAGGCGTGCTGGCGGGCCTGCAGGGCGCCACGGAAAAAAGCAATCCGTACCTGCACCAGCCAACCGCTACCGGGGAGAAATGCCGGGAATACTGGCGCTGGGAGGCGGGCCGTAAGAAGGCCGAAGAGTACATCGAGTCGTTACCGCAGGACGGCGACAAGACGAACCGCCGCACCGGTTTAATCCTGTGCCTGCTCTCTGCGCTGTTCATCGTGGCCGCGATACTGGCCGCCACGGGCGTCCTGCCTAACTGGAGCCTGTAACCATGGCCAGTAAGCGCAGACTGCGCCGGAAGTCATGCGAAGGGAAGCAACGTTATCCGGACATCCCGTCCGCCCTAATGGGCATCAGGCATATCCAGCGGACGTACGGGTACAGCGGGTCGATGGATGCCTACCACTGCAAACTGTGCGGCAAGATCCACATTGGCCACCGGAAAGGAATTGGCTCACATCGCCCCATGGGGAGGAAATAAGATGCGCGCAAAAGACCGGCATATAAAGCCGCATTTCACGGTAAACGGGCAGATCTGGTTCGTCGAAAAAGACCTGGACCCAAAGGAATTCGAGTTTTCACCGGACCCGGCAATACGGGCATGGTTTGGGCCTGACCAAATGCGTCACCTGATCAGCGTCTATGAATGGTGGAAGCGCAAAGACGCGGCCAGCGCCCGGATAACGGATGCCATGCTGATACGGCACTGCGATTCCTACCAGCTTATTGATGGCCGCGGGAAGATGAAATACCGCATAGTCCACCGCCCGGACATACCGGTTTTCATACGATACCCGGATAGCCGACACAGTAAAAACTGGCGTGACCGCACAGTGCCGCACCTGAAAAAAGACGAACGGATGAGCATTGATATGATGTTGCGGTCCGGATACTGCCGCACGTCCAACAACCACCTGATCATTTCGCGGATCGATTGCCCGGACTGGCGGGAAAAGCTGGCCGTACATTTCTCCCCGCATGACCCGGAGGCTGCGCTGGACCGCACGTATGGCCGTAATGCGGCGGACTATTACCGTCGGTGTCTGTCAAAAGACCGGATACGGCTCGCAGACCGAGCGCAGTATGGCATGTTCCCGGGGTCTGCCGACGGGTACGACTATTTCATCCCCATGTGCGAGGTGCTTTAAGTGTTCAAAGCGAATAAAGCGGTCATCCCTCACGATATCCAGCGGAAGATAAACGAAGTCCAGTGGGACTTCATGGCCAATATGGTCGCCGATACGGTTGCCGCGTATGGTGAGTTAGCGAAGGCGAAAGGTCATGAACGGGTTAATGCAGTAGTGACCGGGCAAACGACTTGCCTGGTGGACATGGTAAACGCAAAAACACTGGTGCGGGTCCATGTGTCCTGCTTCATGGATGAAATCACTATCGATGTTCAGAGTAACATCGGCCACCCTAAAAACTTCAAAGGTATGAAATGATGAGCGGAAAAATTATTGTTGTTATCGGCCCGCACGGCTGCGGAAAGACCCGTAACGCAGAGTCTATCCGGGCGTATTTTGATGCGCATTGCGTTCTGGAAGAAGATGATGTGCGGATGTCCGGTATCAGCGTTGACGCGTTGGGCTACCTGGCCGAGCGTGGCGTTAAAGCCGTGGTGCTGACCAATGACAGCCGCTACCTGCGCAAGATCAAGCGGCGCGCCGGCGAGGATATCGTGGAGGCCGTAGAGTTCGATGACCTGCCGCCAGAAGCCATTCCGGAAACCGTGTCCATCGGCGCGATGAAAGGGGAAGGCCAATGAAACTGATCTACATTGCCGGGCCGTACCGCCCTTACACCTGCGCCGACGGCACCTGGGTGGGGACGCCGATGAACATCCGCAACGCCGAAGTAACCGCGGTCAATCTGGTGAACGCCCTGGGCCGGTATGGCCTGTTCCCGGTGGTGCCGCATCTCAATACCCGGGACTTCGAAAATCAGGTGGAGCAAAACGACGACCAGTATTTCCTGGACGGAACGATGGCCATGCTGGAACGTTGCGACGCCGTGCTGCTGACCATGCCAAATGCGGATGAGGTGAGTAGCGGCACAAAGGCGGAAGTCCACCGCGCGCACCAGCTGGGCATCCAGGTATACCGCAGTTTTGACTCGTTACGCCAGGCCGCACAGGAAAACCAGATCGTCCGTCTTCCGATGCCGGCCGCAATAAGCATGGAAAAAGCTAACCGTATTCGCGAAGAGTTCATGCGTCTGCATCCGGAAGTGCGTAAGGTTTGGGAAGCCCGTGGCCCGCTGACCGTACGTGATTTCTCTAAACTGGAAGCCCGTGTACTGGCGACTTTACCCGAATTTCCTGTCGCCGCAGTTAACCTGCGTCCCGGCGATACTTTAAGCAGTGGTGATGTCGTTAACCATACCAAACATCTTGGGGGTCTGACCGTTGAGGTGAACTGGGCTAACGGTACCTCCGAGCGCTACCATTACGCAGAAATCTTCAAAGTCGTTTTGCGGCGTGTTGGAGGGTAAAGAATGCTGAATGACATCATGTTAGCGGTGGTCTGGATCCTGGGTATGCCGCTCATGGCAGGCGTCACCGAAGGGGATGATTCGGTAGGGCGCTTCTTCGCGGTTATCCTTTGGCCGCTGGCACTTATCGGGGTGATGATCTCGATCATATACGACGAGTTCAAATACCGGATGCGCCAGCGGCGTAAACGCAAATCCCAGTAACGAAAAAGCCCGGTTTCCCGGGCTTACTTTTTGCACTTGTCTATCTCGGCTCGCAGTAATATCTCATACCCCTGCCTTTGATGCCGTTCCGCTCGCAGGGCGCGCATCTGGGCGTCGATCGGCGCACCGATGGGTAATGAGTCCACCGCGAATGCCGGCGCGTCAGGCTGGCGTATATCGCACTTCTGCAGCACCGGCACTTTTACTTCCACGACGGCCGGCGGCGTTTCGGTTCGGGCGGAACAGCCGACAAGCAGCATGGCCATGGTCACGATCAGCTTTCTCATTTTGCCCGCTCCTTCCGCAGCTCGGCGTCGAAGGCATCACTGGCCGCCCGGCAGACGTCGGCACCGACAGTTCGTTCCTGCAGGACTTCATTGGCCTTGCCGTATTCCTCGCCAGCGCCACGCTGCGCTTTTTCCTCCAGCTCGGCGATACGTTGCTTATCTTTCTCGCTCTGTACCGCCATAGACGCGATGGCAGCGTTTTGCGCCTGCAGCTGGGCAGTCAGGTTGGCGTTGTGCTGCTTCACGCTGCCAAGCGTTTTATTCAGGCTATCGATGGTAGGCTGGTAGTGGCGCTCGGCCAGCGTGTTATGCAGCCACACCAGGGCGAAGATAACAGCGGCGGCCGTGATAGCCGCCACTACGGTTTTAACGGTAGGTGTGAGCATCACACACCCCCGTATTTTTTATATGCCTTCGCCAGTTTATCGTCGTACGCGTTTTTCTTATACGCCGGGCCGTTGTACAGCTGCGCCGCCTTCGACCAGTTCTTGCTTTTGATGGCAGACACAATGGCCGGCGATGCACGCAGGAACCGGACCAGGGTGTCCAGCTGACCAGCCTCCGAGTATTGCGCGTTAACGAATGCCTGCAGCACCGGGTATCCGCAAGTCTTCCAGTGGTAGCCCATAATCTGAAATGCGCCCCAGCTGGCCGCCTCCAGTGCGCTTGTGCGGTCAATCTCTTTGGCCGCCCGGTCCATGTCCTGATCTTCCTTGTTCAGCGACTGATAGCTGCCCGGTTTGGTAGCCACCAGGTCAGGCCATTTCCGCAGCGCACCATTAGCAACGCTAACCCCGAGGTTCTCTTTCAGCCGCTGATACATCACATGCGGCTCATACTGAACCTTTGGCCTTTTGCCATCGATAAAGCCGCTGCCGTTGCTTTCCACTTCGGCGAACGCCCGCAGCGCAGCCACACTGATTCCGATCTTAGCCGCGGCCTTCTGGTACTCGTCATCTGATAGCGACATGACGCTGCCCCCTTATGACTTGAATAGTTGCATCACATTTCCCCGCGCCCTGAATATCGCGATGAAAACGATGCAGTTGATACCGACGGTCGCCCAGTCCACGATGGCCACGCGTCCCAGTACGAACTGGAACGGTGTCCACATGTAAAAGACCATCAGCAGCATGGCGATAACGCCGCCTGCTAAACGGTGGCGCGCCCCTTTCCGCTGGAACGTGAACAGCCGCCACACGATAGACAGACAGAGAAGAACGTTGAAAATAGCGAATGTATGGGTGATGAAAAGGGATGCCGGGCTATCCGGCAATGTTGTGATGATGGTATCCGAAAATGCGAAGGTAGACATTATTTCGGTCCTCCGATATCAGACTTCACCAGCGCGCTTTTCAGCCATGCCAGGAACCGGTCCAGCAGCGCTTTGGTGAAATCTTTAGTCGTGATGGCCATGAGGGTTTGGACAGCTACCGCTGCCGCGATGAAAGCACCCATTGCCGTCGGCGCATCGCTGGCGCCTGACGCAAATTTATGCACGCCCCATGTTATCAATTCAGCTGCCCAGTTCGCGCAGATAATTCCGAAAAAGAAACTCACCCCACCGAAACCAGTTTTTGCTATCAGCGTTAATTCTTTGGAAGAAAGAACGAAGAAGATGGCGCCCCAAAAGGCGCCGATCGCTACACCCGGTTCAATCCCCGCCCACCAGCTCGCTGCACCGGCGGCTGCAGTTCCGCCTGCGATTATTACTGCGGTAGTTGGGTCGGACATGATATCTCCTTATGCAAAGGTTGCCGGGTCCGTCGGGAGGGTATCCCCCGCGTATTTACCCCCAGGGCCGAAATTAAAATTATAGATATTAGTTTCGGACGCAAGTAACTCGTCATAGGTCATGCCGGAGGCATCAATGTCGACAAGGTGCATCCGGTACAGCACCCACGAACGGCAGGTGTTATTTACCAGCGCACCGAAGCCTGACGCCGCACCCCATACCGGCAAGTCCTGGTAGAAGACGGTCCCGGTGAAGTCTGTGCCGGCCTTATTGGATTGCAGACCAATTACCGCCGGGGCGCTTTGAACGGCATTAGGCAGACGAAAAACGATTAGCCGGTTTGAAGACGGCGACGTCTGCGATGCAATCAGCGCTTCCGTTACCGCCGAGGCATTCGCGCCAGCGCCGGCCTTGGTCACGCGGTAATGCATGAAGATCGCAAATTTGTGGTCGTTCTGGTGCAAGGCGATGTAGTCCATCAGCCCGGCGGCCTGAAAGCGAGCACGATGCCCGGCGACCTGGTTCACCTGCGACAGAATACCGTGGATACCGCCTTTCGGAGTACGTTCGAACTTCGCTTCTGGGGTGGTGCCGGTAAGACCGAGCGTGTTCGAATAGAAGAAGTTCAGCTGTGACGCGTCTTTTCCCGTCAGGCGTGCCGCTTCGGACGTCGCAAGGTTCGGGACCGCGACAGATATTGATCCGAAGTCAAACGTGGGGATTAGGCTGGCATCGAGCAACGCCAGTGATCCGTCGGTCAGTCCCGGGTACGCCCGGAGTTTAGGCAGACGCGGGTCCGTAAATTGTGCGCCCTGCAGGTCAAGCATAGATCCCATGATAATGTCCTCTACCGATAGAAATGGTTATTCAGGAGAATTTCGGCGACACCTTCGCGCGCAGGAATCGGCGTATACCCAGCTCCCAGGTCGAATCCGTCACCACCGTACGCTAATGCCCTACCGCCGGCCATACCCAGGTGTGTACGGTCAATGGAGTTCTCGATCCAGGTACCCCCTGAATTGTAAATCACGTTGCCCACGTTTGACGTATCCGTGCGCAAATAATAGTCACCGTTAGACCCGCCCGTCGGTAATGCCGCGCCAGTCCAGGTGCCTTTGTAAACCAGCTGGTCCGTCGTCAGCCCGATTAACGTCGACCCGTTGAAGAACGACCATGGTAACACACCATACTTCGCGGCAACCTGTTTCTCGGTCATCCCCGGGAAGGTCGGGTCAATGGCATCCGTTGCTGCAGACAGCAGGATTTCGTAGCAGATCGCATAGCGCCCGGGCATCATGCGTTTGTACCAGTCCGAGAACTCGTACAGCGGGCCGGTCTTGGCGAACTGGTCTTCGTGCTGCTGTACCACTATGCGGGTTCCGTTCCAGGTCATGATACGCTGGCCAACAATGGAGAGGAACAGCACCTTGATATCGCGAGCGCCCGCCAGCTGTGCCATGGCCAGGGAGACTTCCCGGCACTGCGCGGCGTTGAGGTCCGTTGTCGGTTGGTTGTTCTGGCCATGCCAGCAAACAATCGTCTGCGCCCGGTAGTTATCCCCCCAGGACAGGATTTCTTTTTTGTACATCCCCAGGACTTGCTCGGAGGTCGAACCGCCGTAAGACCGCACCTCGCCCGGCACGCCGGTAGCCGTGATGATCTGACTGCCTGTGTTGCCCTGACCGAACATGGAATCGCTGATAAGCAGCTGCTTTTTACCCAGCACTTCCTGGATCTGGGTCATCACCTGACCTTTCATCCGGACGCCTACCGGAACATCGTTTTTATCCGCACGGCGGACTTCCCATTCATCCGAATTGAGGTTGCAACGCAGCGAGATAGACCCGCCTGCCGCCACGTCGTAGACGGTTGAATCGTTAGGGATCCGCACCCATGCGCTGCCGGTATAAAGCGCGTAATCGCCAATGGCGTAGGTGTCCACGCCGATCGAGCCTGCTACGGTCGCCTGATAGACCCCGTTGGTGATCGGTGCGCCCGGCAGAGACGTCGGATTAAACTCGCCTGCATAGAACAGCCGGTCATCTCTCGCCGCGATATTGACCCAGATAGGCGTCAGACGCGCGCCGCCGGCCGTCTGGTTGGTCAGGAAGACTAACTTATCGCCAACGGCCAGCTGCATACCATCGAACCATCCGGCGGCAGTCACCGCAAAGAACATATCCGGCGCACGCTGCGCGCCACGTCCCGGAGACGGCTGAATCGCCCAGGTGCTCCCGTCGTATACCAGGTGGTCGCCCAGATAGATGTCCTGCCCGTTCCATGTGCCAGGGGTCGTTTCGGACACGTTGCCATTCGCGTTATACACCTCATAGGTGTAGTAATCGCCAGCCGAGAATGTCCCGCTGGGCGTACTCACCGGGGTGGTGGTGAATCGGCCTTTCTTAACTTTCGACTGCAGCGCGCCCGGGCTGAATGACCCGACGTTCGCTTTGCCGGTGAACTGCAGGCCCGCCGTACGACGGAATTGCAGCGCCACGCCCGACGTGTTAATCCCGGACAGCAGGCGGCAAGGATGCGATGGGAACGGCGCCCAGCCGCTGCCTGCTTTACGAACAGTGCGGACGGAAATTTCGGCCATGGCAGCGCGCATCGCCTCCGGGCGGGCATCCACAACATCCGTGGCTTGCGGCACGAATTGCTTTTTCACGTCATCGGTCAGGTTGTCCATGGTGACGACGCTCTTACCGAGGGCGAACAGCGGGATCGTGACTTCCCCGGTAACGGATACCATCAGCGCAAAACGTTGCGTTACCGGATCCCGCAGACCAAAGACATAACCCGATTCCGCATCGAGGTTGACCGGGATAACCGCGGACAGCGTCGGTTTAAGGGATTCGTGGCTAACGCTCTGCTCGGGGATTTCCAGCATGGGCATGATGACCGAGCCATCCACCCGAACCAGCATGGCGTATTTGAGGGTAATCGGGTCGCGAAGGCCGAAAACATAGCCAGTAGAAGCGTCGAATACGGTCGGCATGACAGACCGCATTTCGTCGTCCATCGACGCCAGCGTCACACTGCCTTCCGGGATCTGAGCCATTGGCATGACGATGGTGCCGTCGACTTTGACAAGGAATGCTGCGCGCTTGGTAACAGGGTCACGCAATGCGAAAACATAACCCGAGGATGGGTCCAGAACGGACGGAATGAAGCCTTTCAGCTCCAGTTCATGCCGGTATTCATTGAACGCTTCGGTTGCCACGTCTGTAGCGACGTCCGTTGCAACGGATTCAGTTTTAACGCGAATCTGTTTGGCGTAAGACGGGACGTTCCCGTACCCGGTGATCGGGACGTCGGTCTGGTCGTCTTTCGTCATCATCTCTCGCTGTTCTTTTGCAGCCAGGGACATGTCTTCCGACGATGCCTTCATTGACTGGTACAACGGGTCCATATCAGACATATTGTTTACCCTCGGTGAAAGATTTCGACACTATAGCATCAAGGACTTAATCCGTTAAACGCAAAACCCGCAGGCGTGCGCGGGAAATAGCAACAGGAGAAGTCGCAGAATGTTTGGCAAAAAGTGAAACGCGATCGCCAACGACATACCGCCGCAGGGATTCAACCTGCACCGTAAATAGCGCGCCAGCTACGCCCGGGCTTACTGCCCAGCTCACATCATCCCCATCGGCGGCCGCCGTGCCAATGCCTGCCGCAAATGCCGTTGAGTCCGGAAACGCATCGCCGCCGGAACGCGCCGGCCGGACAATGCCCTGAACGAGATACATCCCCGCTTGCGGGATAACATAATCGGTATTGCTCGTCTCATCCCAGCCGTTTGACGTGTCCGCGGCGATAGCCGTCAACGGGATCTTAGTCCACGCCGTATTATCAAACGTCCACGTACCCGGACCAGATACCTCAAGGAAAGGCTGCGCCGGTAGCGCAACAACCGGGACTACCCATGCGGACCCGTTGTAGCGGTAAGACATCCCGTTCGACAGGTTGTACACTGACCAGCCGGCATTCGGTGCGTAGAAGACCCACGACCCTTCGATACGCGCGGCCAGCCGTCCGGCCTGACCCGCGAAATCCCCCGTCGGGGATGTACCGACGATGTATCGAGCGCCATCCGCTGTAACCGACGGGCTGTTCGCAATGGCCAGCACCGCCGCCCCGACTACGGTATCCAGCTTTTTCATATTGGCGTCCATACCGGGCTTCCACCCGCTTTCGCCTAACTCCCATCCGTAGTTCATGCCCAGGTTCGGGGCCGTTTTCTGCGCCATGGTTATGCTCCGTAAGTAAACCCGTAACTATTGCCATACCCTGAATCGCGAGACGGGATGACGACGTTGAAGGTGTGCTGAAAATTAGTGTAGTTCCGACGACCGTCGCGCATGGTGTAAATGCGGATCTCGTAGGTGCCGGTCGACATGGCATCCACGGGGATCTTAAACGACGTGCCGGTGATACCCTGCTGCTGGTACACCATTGAGCCGCTACGCCACAGCTCGATCGTCACCGTGGTTCCGTCTTCCGGGATGATGTTGCCAGCGTCCCATGGCACTTGGGTAGCCGCGTCCTGCAGCAGACGGTTTCGGTTGGCCCAGGTGACGGCGAGGTCAATTCCGTTAACATTTACCGACGCTGGCCAGTATGCGCCACCGATCTTCACATTGGCAACCGGGTACGGCAGCTCGTACCGCCCGCGCAGGGTGATGGTATCCGTCGGAACGTTATTAATGTCCATCTGGTCAATGGAGGTCTGCATCACTGGCCGGTACTGCGCCGTCTCGCCGAATGACCGGACCGACTCGTCTTCCGGGAAGCTGCTGGAGCCGATGAAGTACACGATGGTACCCGCTGGCCAGTTACGCGGTTGGGTGTCCATCAGGCCGCGAGTGATGGTTGCCTGCTGCGCGACGTCCGCGAAATTCGTCACCTGGATGATCTCTTCGTTGGTACCATCCGTGAGAAGCGCAAAGCTGTTCGTCTCCATGTCCGCCAGGCGGTAGCTGGCCGACGTATTCAGCTTCATCAGGGAGGTGATTTCCGGCACCAGCGCATCGGACAACGCGGATTTCGGTGTCAGCGGCCCAACGGCGACCAGCTGCCACGATTGCCCGGCTTCCGTGGTGACGTAGGAGAACAGCTGGACCGATTGCGCGTTATCGTTGCCACCGGTAGCAATCTCCGTCGAGAAGCCCGCGAAGGTAGGCAGGACGTCTGCGGGCAGACCGGCAGCACGAATAAGATACCAGTACGGGTATTCCCATGTGTGGCGGTACGGGAACAGCGTCGCCGGTTGTGCCGGGTCGACCCAGCCGTTATCCTGCGAGCCGGCGAAGGTCGCCGAGGACCGCGAGAAGACGTCTTCCACGATGCGCAGGGAGATCGAGTCATCACCGACCGCGGCAATGCTCACCTCATCGACACGCATGATCATGTTCGAGATGCCGTGTCTCGGCCAGTTGAAGGTAACGTTCATCCCCGGCGCAATGGCCCATGCTTCGCGGTTAACCACCACCTCGGCAGTACACAGCTGCGCGCTGACCACCTGCAGGTCGCGTTCGGTAAGCCGGATGGCCAGGTTTGCATCCCGCACGCCGACGTACTCTTTTGTCGTGGACACGACGCGGCCCTGCGCCTCGATGTTAGCCGGATCCTGAACAGTGACCGTCTCGTACTCTTCGTTCTCCGGGTTCGTGTACTTCGTGCTTATCTCGTTGTACGTTTCGCCCAGCGCTTTCCGGGTAAAAGATTTCAGGCTGGCGTTGTCGGGGTTAATAGTCAGCGCCGACGGCTCGCCCGCCCGGATAAGTTTAATCGTCCACAGACCGGAACGCGGACCGAGATACGTCACGGCGTTAATGCACGACTTCACATCGTCAATGAAGGTGTAGAGGTCTTTGTCGTCATCCCAGACGAAGGACAGCCCGAAACCCTCGTTATACAGGGTCTGCGCGGCAGAAAGGTATGCGGCGTCATCGATCGTGGCAGGCGCGTATCCCAGGCCCCATTCCGTGTTAACCAGCCCTTCGCGGATGATGTGCGCCGGGTTCATGTTATCGCCGATGTAGCAAAGTTCAGGGTGCCAGTCGGCCCAGAAGCAGCTGACCTTGAACGACACGTCTTTCAGGTAGGCGTTGTTCCCGATGTAGTGGTCATGCATCAGCGCGACCGCCAGCCCACGGTAATTCAGGCCGAGGTCCGGCACCTTAACCTGCGGCTTCCAGTTGTACCCTTTGGAGAGGAACCAGGCGACGATGGCCGGCGCGGAATACGACCCATCGGAACCAACGCCGATACAGCGCTGCCCCCATCCGCCGAAGCCGATTTCCACCAGACCTTTCACGCCGCCTTCCGAGGTATCCCCGCCAAACAGGCCAGTGTTGTCCACCGCCACAAGCGCCTGTGACTCGTCGCCCGGGTTTTCCACGTTGCCGGACCAGGCGACCTTATCGGCCCACCAGATTTCCTGCAGTTTGGCGATCGGTCCATGGCAAATGGCGAAATGCAGCCCGATGTTGTATTTATAGCCGACGACCGATTTTTTCTTGCTTTTCCCGCCCATCAGTTATCTCCGTTGACGCGCTTCTCGGCGGCCTGGCAAGCACGTTCCGCCAGTGGGCAGCCGGTCGCCCGCATGACCTCTACCGGAGTGCCGTTCTTAATGAAATCCCGAAAGTCCAGCCCATGTTTCGCGAACCAGTCGCGAGCGCCATTAACGCAAAGACCCGCCGTCGGCAGGTCTGTAGGTAACACGCGGATGTCACTCATTTCTTGATCTCCGTTGTCCGTTGGCCGCCCATCCATAACAGGTTAGGCGATTTCACGCGTACCGTCCCGAAGACTACCGGAATGGACCGTCCGGCGTCGACCGTCGGCACGTCGACCGTCTGCGGCGACTGGTTAGCGCTGGACGTTTTGGCACGCGGAGTCAGGGCGTAACTGGCCAACGACATCGCGATGGAAATGATTATGTAAATGACCCAATCTGGCATGACGCCCCCTAGAACTGGTTTGCATTGAACGGGTTTTTAGTGGGGATATTGGCACATCCGCCATAATTATCCGCGTTATTAAACACGTTTTTACACGCATCAAAGGTGTGGAGGCAACCTTTCGATACTGAAACCGGGCGGCCCGCGGTCATGTCCGAGATCGGAGCGATGATATTCAGCGTCCAGTTGCGGCCGCCGTTGTTCACCGCGGACGTGATCGCCCGGATTTCGGTCAGGCCGTTTTTCAACGTGATGCGGAAGATGCCGCCTGCCAGGGTTGCCGCTGTCAGACCACGGTCATCGCTCGTCAGGGTAACGGATACCGTCATCGAATTAGCGACCGCCGTGGACGAACCGGACTCCGAATGCAGCGACTTATCCGCTGAACAGGCCCGACCGTAAAGCGCATGCGGGCAACCGCGCTGGTACTTACGCCGCAGGCCAATGTTCAGCTGTGATGTGCTTATGGACTCGCATGCCAGCTCCACCTCGGACGACTCTATCATGTTGCCGGACAGGACGCGCCCGGTCCAGATCATACGCAGGTCATCATCGCCAGCATGGCCACGGTAGATATTCAGCGTCGTTACCCGGCTTGGCGCGCGGGCCACTACCAGTCCGGTAATATCAATGTCCTCCCGCGCCGTCACCGTCAGTGTCTGCTTATCCAGCGACCCCGATGTGACGATTTCGCTATGCTTTATCGGGAAAGGTGTCCATGGGCGGCCGCCGTAGATCGTGAGGCCCAGGGCGGCGACATAACGGTACGCATTCGTCGCTGCATCACCATAAATGAACTCGTAAAAATACAGCGGTTTCCCGCTGTCAACGCTGTCTTCAATTTGAGGATATGACACGTTTTACTCCTGGACGGTGATGAAGGCCGTCTGCAATTCGGCGATGCCGCGGGCATGCCATGTAAGTTCAACCGAATCACTGGCCTGCCGTACGCGGTACATCAGGCTGATCCGCATTATGTCCGTCTTTTTGAGCGCGCTGAAAAGCTCGCGGTCCAGTGTGATTGTCGACACCCCGACTGACGTTGTTACGCTGGTAGCCGCTGCGCAATACATGCTGCCGTCAAACGTTTCAACCATCAATGCGATACTCGGGTCGCCCAGCAAAATCTCTTCGTCAATGACGGCATTCCGCTCCACCCGTAACTGATTCGGTGCCGGCATATCCGCTGCCGCCGTCAGGTCGTGGGACCACGATGGCACCCAGCAGGCTACCTGCGCGCCACGTAGCGCGTAGAATACTGCGAGGATGTCGATAACCTCATCATACGTGAATGCGGTCCACTGCGCCTGGAATGTGCGGCGTCCGGCGTTCTCCGCATACCCCGGTGTAACCGCCGAGTTGTAGTAGTCGATCAGGTCGTACTGCCAGGCATCAGCCACTGTCACAGCGGATACCCAGTTAGGTTTACGGGTGATGACCATGCGGGTATCGCCATTCAGTTCGAAGGTCATCCGCGTCGTGTAGTTGGACGGCATTGGCGGCCATGTCGGCCAGACCGCCGGATTAAGCACCGCCGCCCGTCTGATATATTTCGCCCAGCGATGGCCCTGTTCCGCGATAAACGAAATCAGGTCGTTGTACGATGATACCGCCGGCACGGTAAACGAGTCCGTCTGCGGCAGGATCGTGAAGCCGACCTGCGCTTCGATCGTGGTGGAGATCGCCCGGGAAGACGACAGGTCATTGTTCAGCAGCCCGTACTGCACAGGCATAACATCCGACCCTCGCGGTACGGGGAACATCAGCGAATCGCGCAGCATAACCGTCGACCCGGATATCCGCAGCACGTTAAGCAGCTGGCGTTCATCACCCGATACGAGGTAGAGCGCTTTCACCGCTCCCCAGGTAGCCGGCGGTTCTTTGTCCAGGGCCAGGGTGGTGTCGCCGACTTTCCCGGCTACCAGTGTGCGGGAGGCCATGTGCCACTGCGGAACGAGCATTGGCCTCCACTGGCGCTTCCGGATGATAGCCTGGTACTGCGCAGCCTCGTCGGCGGTCGTCAGCGTATGGCGCATGGACAACGCCCGGCGCGGTTTAGTGCGACGGGACAAACGCTGCTCTTTGCCACTGGCCGCCGTGATGATCTGCGTGGAGAATTCAAACGACTCGGTCATGCCGTCTTTCCAGTTTGGCTGCAGCGGCCACATGGACCGACCGTAGATAAACCCGCCGGACTGGTCTGCCGATAGCCCTTCCGCCGAGTCCAGTAGACCCGTGATCCACATCCGCGCCTTCGCCCGCGTGGTGGTGTAGTTATTGTTCGACTGCCCGCACCAGTTATACAGGTCCACCATGGCATTCAGCAGCTCCGCATGCCAGCGCCCTTGCCATTTAAGGTTTGCCGGGTCCGGACTGAATGTGCCGGCCATTACGCCACTAGTGACGTACGTGAAGTCGAACATCTGGACGCATTTTTCTACCACGCGCGCCACTTCGGTAGACAGGCCACCGGCGGCATTGTTTGGCCGCTGCAGCTTATCCACCGCGATCGCCGCCTGCAGCGCCACCGCCAGTAGCCCCGGCTCATAGACCGGCGTCGGGAATGAGCCGTCGGTATTCAGGCGGTTCGGGACGGTGAACCAACGTTCAGGCAGCGTAACCGTATCGCCCTCCTGATACCCCAGAACTGCTGCTTTCCGGATCGCCGCGCTCCAGGCGTCTGCGATGCCCGGGTTCGACGGGATCCAGTTGCGGTCATTCCCGAACCATTTAAGCGCACGGGTAGCGATAGCCGTTGCATACGCTTTACGGTCTGGCACGCCTGCCTGTGTAGCGATGCGAACGGCATCCCGCATCGCCGACAGCTGTTCGTACATGCTCTGTGAGTTGAAGGGGCCATTCCACCCAAACGTGTTCGCCGGGCCGTACAAGGTCGACCCGGGAGAGTCGAAGTAGAACACCGGCATGAAAAGGCCATCGATTTTTCCTGTTTGCGCGGTCCAGGCGTCCTGTGCGTCGTTCATCATGAACATGGTATTGTCGGTGGCTTCCCCATCCCCGAATGACGCCCACTGTGCCCCTATCTGCCGACCAACGTACGCCGGCGGCCGCCATCCATTATCATTCGGAGTGAACTGCGTAATGACCGGTACCGCACCCGGCGTATACCACAACCCGGAGTATCGAATCGACCCTTTAATCTGGCGCTCGGTAGCGTCCCGCCCTTTCGTCCAGGCATTCTCCCCCATCACATCGGAGCCGATCGAGAAGGCTTCATACGCATCGCGGAAAGCACTGTTCTCCGAGTCCGTATCGGTACTCGGCTCAATCTCCGCCGTCGGAGCAATACGGTATGCGTCACCGGGCTGCACCACGTCGCCATTACCCAACGTGAAGTTATGGCGGACGCCGACAAGGTAGTGCGGAATAAACGTCCCTGTTTCCGACGACTGGCCACGGTAGAGATAGGAAATTGCCGCAGTCAGGATGCGATTGGCCAGCTGTACCGCCGCCGGGCGGGGAACGATACGGCTCGCCCGCAGTAGCCCCGTCACCATCCGGAACTGTTCCGACGACGTTCCCGCCGCCGGATTAATGCCCGATGCGTCAGTCGTCGAATCAGTAAGACTGTGTGCTACCAGCCCATCGCTGCTGACCAGCGCATCATTGTCGGTTAATCCCGCCATTCATCACCCCAGAACCTGTTTAACGGCCTGTTTATTGGCCTTGATGTAGTTAAGGATCACTTTACTATTTTCCGGAGCATTTAGCCCAGCGGCGACAACCGAGGCCGAATCGATCGCGTTAATAACCCGGATATCCTGCGGATTCGATGACCCTGAACCGCCGCCGCTTCCCTGGTTCATTATGTTATTCGGGTCATCTTTGGACAGGATCTGTTCACCTTTCTGCGCGATGATTGGCACCTCATCGGATTTAAGCCCGGGCAGACCGCCATCATGGAAGCGCGGCGCCCCGACAAACAACGACGGGCTGACGGAGTTTTTTCGCTGCTGGCCACTGGTGGTTTTGCTGCCGACCATGCCACCATTGTGTTTAGCCGCTACACCGCCCATGGATGTTGCTGCTGCACCGATGCCGCCGCCTATCCCCGCCAGGGAGTTCAGTATCATCTGCTGCAGGATCGCCTGCGCAATCTTCATCAGGAAGTCCGCGAAGAACTTGGTTACAGTCGCGCCGAGACTGCGGAACGCATCGCCGAGGGACATCGTGCCGCTAAGAACTTGGACAAGGCTATCCGTAACCGACTGCAGCCCCGTCGCCAGCCCATCCAGAACGCCCTGCACCACCGTACTATCCATCTGGGTGAATGTGCCGGTAACATCATTCAGGCCAGCGCGGATCTGCGCAATTTTGGCCATAAGCGCCGCATAGTCTTCCGGCGACAAAACATTGCGGAATTTCTGCGCCAGCTGGTCCAGGGTGTTTGCCGACTGCTGCAGGTTCACGTTCATCGTCGCATACAGCTCGGACGTCTGCTTCACCGCCTCATCTTCGGAGATGATGCCCGCCTGACGCTTGGCGTTAATCTCGTCCAGCAGGTTTTTCTTCGTTTCCTGAACCGCATTAAGCTGGTCTTCCACGCGCTTAATTTCTTCCAGCTTCGCCTGCGTGGTGGCGTATTCGAGATTTCGCTTGCGCAGGTCTTCGAACTTGCCCGCCAGTTCCGCCCCGCCCGAACCGAGTTTGTTCGCCTTGGCGATCAGCTGGTCGTACTGGGTGTTAACGGCCTGCAGCTTGGCCTGCAGCCGGTCGTCAAACGAGGCATTCGGGTCGACCTTAGACTGCTTGACGCCAACGGCATCATCCAGTTTTTCATACTGCGAGGTCAGCGCTGCCAGTGCGTTTTCCTCGCGCTTCGCGGCATTCTCCCGGGCCTTGCTGCCGTTTTCCATGGCGTTATAGGAATCCGTCTCTGCTTTCTTCCGCGCGGCCACAATCGCGTCGAGGCGCTTGATCATCGCCGCCCCTTCGTTACCGCCGATGCCCTTCGCACGCTGATACTGCGGCGCGAATTCCTCGTCAATGAGTTTCAGCCGGCCGGGAAGGTTTTTACGCTGCAATGCTTTCTGCGCGGCAATGCCAGCCTTCTTGGCCTGTTCTTCCATCTTGGCCAGGTCTTTCGTCATGCCTTTGATGTCACGGTCACGCTGGGTGACACCGGTTTCGGGGTCCGCGGTGAACTGGAATTCAGGGTTCTGGATCGCCTTTATCATCTCGGGCAGTGTGGCGATCTGCCGTTTGATAGCGGCTACCGCCGTCTGGTTAATACGGATCATGTTGTTGTTCATGTCCGCCCATTTCTTCTCGACGTCATCCCAGACCTTGCCCGTGGACTCCAGGAAGTCGCGGTGTTCTTTCGTCAGGTCTTCGGCGAGGTTGTCCACCCAGCTCGCCAGTGTTTCTCCGACGCCCGGGATCAGGCGCAATACTTCCGCAATCCAGCCCATGATCATCTTCGTGGCGTCAGCGAATTGTGTCGTGACCGGGCGCACCCAGCCGATCAGGATGTCGTACAGCATCGTAGGGATTGACTCCCCGACAGCCAGTAGCTGATTGCCGAGGTTTTTGTAATCCCGGATGACCTCATCAACACCCTGCCGGAAGGTCGACGACTGGTCGTACATGATCGACCCGATGTCATAAGCGATAAGCGCTGCGCCAACAAACGGGATAACGCGCAGAAGCCCGCGTAACGCGACGCCAAGGAGTCCGACCGCACCTTCGGCGGTAGCCAGACCTGTTGCCCATGTCATAAGGCCCGTATAAACCGCCCGGATAAGCGCCACGCCTCCTTTCAGCACTGGCAACATCGTACGGATGGAACCGACTAACCCCAGGACCATCTGCGTTATTTTAAGGCCGGCCAGAACGCCGAGCACCGTGATAACCGTGTCCAGGTTCTCAATCAGGTAGACCAGTGTATTGGCCACGATGCTAAAAGCCTCTCCCAGTTTTACTGCGGCCTCATGCCCGTCTGGGCTGTTAAGGAAATCCGTGACCTTCTGCAGCAGGTTGACGTAGGCATCGATGTAGCCGGAGTCCGCTAACGCCAGCTGGAACATCGTCATCGCGTTTCGCGCACGGGCTTCCATCGCGTCCACGCCTTTGCTTGCGGTTTCCAGTTGGGCATCTATCGCCTTGGCTTGTTCACGGGCGAAGTTTATGACCGCTTCACCTGAAACCTCGCCGTTTTCCATCGCCTTTATCAGCTCCGTCGTGGTCATGTTCATGCCTTTCGCGAACAGCGCCACCGCCCCGGGTAAACGTTCGCCAAGCTGGCCGCGCAGTTCTTCGGCATAAACCTGTCCTTTCGACAGCATCTGTTCCAGTGCGCGGAAAATACCGTTCATATCATCCGCGGAGAGGTGGAAAACACGACCGGCTTTCGCCACGCTTTCGAATATGAATTTTGAGTCCTGCAACGACAGGCCGACGGCTTTCGCCGCTACCGCGAACCGGGTATACGAGTTCGATACCACGCCGATATCAATACCCAGTTTGTCGGAAAGACCGAGCATATATCGCCATTCGTCGTTAAGTGCCGCCTGGCTTTCCCCAACAACGGTGGAGATCTTAACTAACGCCTGCTGGCGCATCTTATACGCATTCACCGCACCGGACGCCTGGTTAAGAGCACCCTGAACGCCTACATACGCCGTAGCGAGGCCCAGGACTTCACCGCGGATACGCTGCAGCATGGAAAGGGTGGTTCGTCCCTCATCCCGGAAAAGGGAGAAGGCTTTTGAACCGTCGCGCGTGGCACCCGCGTTATTCCGCAATGCTTGCGTTAGGGAGTTTATAGAACTGGTGGTCTGACGGCTTGTGGAGATCAGCGCTTGCTCTGCGCTATTCAAATTACGGGTATCAATGCCTGCCGCCCGCAAAGCCGATTGTGTCGTACGCGCAGCGGTCCCGGTATCCCGCAATGACCTGGCGGCCGCCGCAAGTCTCTGCTGTGCCGCCTGCATCCGGACCGACAATTCACCCGTGTCGGTAGTGGCCGTTCTCATTTGCTGCGCTAAACCCTGTACCGCCCCCATTGCTGTGCGGTATTCCGCCCGCGCTGCCCGGATCGCTGCCACCTGCTGACGGTACATATCGATCTGCTGCGCCATGGCCGAAACGCTCTTATTCGCGTCATTCAGCTGGCGGATCTTGCCCGTGATATCGGTAATCTTTTTGCCGCTATTCGCTATCTCCGTCGCAAGGGTTGTCACCTGCTGCTGCAGTCCAGACAGCGTCCGGCGCGCAGCATCTGACGGGCTTACGATTTGCTGGATTTGCGACGCCAGCGGCCCCATCTGCGACGTGGTGGTCTGTACGACCCGGCCCAGGGTTGAATACCCTTTTGCCGCCGCCAGTGCCTGCTGCGCTTGCTGCTGCAGTCCCTGTATGACTTTATTCTGGGCGGCCGCCGCAGGCGCCGTAGCGATGATGTTTTCCTGCTGCTGCAGTACCTTGTTAACGCTCGCCACGCTGTTAACGATGCTGGACTGCGCGGCGCCGAGATTTTTCGTCTCAATGCCGTATCGCTGCAGTTCTTTGGTAGTCCGGCTCACCTGCGCCGCCCGCGACGCCTCGGTGCGCTCTGCACGCTCTACCTGCCGGTTAACACGGGCGAGTTCGGCTTCCTGTTTTTTCGTTACCTTCGCGGCGGAGTCATACGCTTGCTGCAGCTGCGCTTGCTTGGCCCGCAAGGCTTCCGTCTTTTGCGCCGCTTCAACCATCGTGGCGTTCTGGCGTTTGTACAGCTCCACCAGGGCATTCAGCTTTAACAGCTGCTGCCCGGCCTGCTCAAGTTTTTTGTACGAGGCTTCCAGCTGACGCGTCGAGACTTCGCCCCGTTCTGCCGCTTTACGCTGGTCGTCCTGCGCCTTCGCCATTGCTTCAATCGCGGAGGCCACGGCTTTAAGGGGTTTCTGGCTGAAATCCCTCGCCCGGATCCTTAGTTCGACGTCTTTGCTGTTAGCCATCGCTCAAGCCCTTAATCAGTTTTTTGTAGTGCGGGCCACCTTTCTTCCCGTTCATGACGGAGGCCAGTAGCGCCTGCAGTAACGTGCTTTCCGTCACCAGGTGCATATTCACGCGGCGCCGGGCAATCTTGATTTCCGACCACAGGTACCCCAGCGGGTACCGGCGTGCGTCTGGGTGTCCCTGAGACATCAGGAAGGACACGCCTTCCCGCAGCTCGTTGTGAAACCGGATTACTTTTTCCCTTTTGCTGTAGACGCGGGTGTCCGGCTTGCCTTTGTTTCCCTCATCAGGTCCATGGCCTTTCGTAGCATCTTTTTTATATCTTCAACGTCCGAGAAGGTCAGGCGGCCAACGGCTTTCAGCGCGTCAATCTGGGCAGTCAGCGGCAGGCGCTGGGCTTTCTCCAGGTTGGCTTCATCATCCGCCGCCAGCGCGATAATGTGGGCTACCAGGCCGGGCGCATCGTTAATCAGGCCCATGGCGAATTTGCCCATGGCCACGTAGGAGAGGTCGCTGCCGCCGTGGGTTTCATAGAGGTCGAACAGCCCTTCCAGGTCGTCATAGTGAACGCGGACGATCTTCGAAATGTCCTGGAATGACAGGCCGCGGACCTCGAATGCAATGTCGCCTTTTTTAGCGCGCTTAATGATGATCTCTTCGGTATCTGGGGTGAAATCTGACAGTGACATGGGGTTTATCCTCTTCGTTGGTTGACGTCGTTAATGTAGCACGTCAGCAGAAAAGCATAAAAGAAAAGCGCCCGTAGGCGCTTTCCGGTGTGACTGCGGTCTGCTCTTACGAGAAGGTCGCGGTTTGCGATACTGCGGACTTGCCGTTCGCCAGCGTCGCGGTAACTTTGGCTGTGCCGGCCGTCGCGCGGTTCAGCGTGGTGGTTGCCAGGCCCGTGCTTGCGGTAGACGCGCTCGCCGGGGTAACGGTAGCGCCGGTGTCCGTGGTGAAGTTCACGGTTTCACCCTGAACCACGTTACCATTGCCGTCACGAACCGTAGCGGTAGCTACGATACCCGCACCGCCGGACGCTGCCGAAGTGCTCGCCAGTGATACAGACACGGTACGCAGCGTCGCCGGGTCAACGGTTGCCGCGGACGGCAGAACGTCAATGTACAGACGCTGGGTGATGTTGTTCAGCTGCAGCGCTTCGAACGAGAACGACATTACGTTCCAGTCGTCGCCTTTCAGCGCATAATCCCCGTCCGGGCGCAGCGCCACTTTCGGGAAGTAGTAGTTTTTGTTGGTACCGACCGGGTTATCCGCGATGTAACGCAGGGCGCCGTAAATCTGATTGGTCTTGCCGATCACCATGTTGCGGTTCTGCGCAGCGATATCACACTGGATGATCATCTGCTTGTTCCCCGCGAACTCGGTGGAGTCCGGCTCGATGTAGATCCGGCCCTGCGCCAGGTCCAGCTCGTAGTTGCCAGCGGCGGTAACGACGGTCACGCCCGGCAGGGTGCTAATATCGCCAGCGCCCGGGACGATTTCAGCGTCGCCATCCGCCACGCCCACCACAACGTTATCCACGTTGAACAGGCCCGTCGGGGTGTCGTCGCTGGTACCGATCTGGTAATACTTGCCACGCCGTACCGGCTTGAACACTTCCTTGACACCGGTCTGGTCGGTCAGGGTCATGTTAACCAGGTCGCCAAGGAACCACAGCGCCAGGTTCTCTGCCGCGATGTTGTCGCAGGTGAAAGTCCCGGTCATGCCGGCTTCCAGCAGGACGGAGGCATCTTTTACGCGCAGGCCGTAATCCGACGCATAGTGGTCCAGGTTTTCCGTATCCGTGGTGATCGTAAATTCCGGGCCGTTGCCGAAGTACATTTCGCCGGTCTTGCGGTTAGAGTTCGGCAAGAACTTATCGAAATAGGTTTTCCCACGTCCGATCGTATAGTCGTTCTGGAAATCGCTTTGCATCTTTCATCTCCTGTTAGGGATTCCGAATATCTACTTTTAGTCCTACCCTAATAGGCAGGAAGAAAAACGCCGTGTCCGATAGTCCTTCCTCGGGCGGACGAACAACCGGCTGTGCGAGTGTCAGTGTAGCAATCATTCCCTTCAACCGATAGACCCCCGGGAATTCCGGGTTTCCGTTTTCATCCTTCGAGATGAGCATTGACAGGCGCTTTTCGACGACTGCCACGATGTCATAGATCGGGTCCGTTGGATTTCGCGCGTCGTCTGCGCACCACCCCTGAACCAGCAGCACCCAGTCATCCATCCGGACGGTCTGTTCCTCGTTAGCGAATTTCCCGTAGTCGGTTGCTTTCGCTTCCAGAATAGACAGGAACGGCATCTTTGCCACGTATTCCGCGCCGAAACGGTCCCGACCGCGGTATACCTTTCCCCGGAAGTCATACGTATACCCGTTATCCGGGTTTATTTCTTCCAGGAAATTCGTTAATGCTTTCAGCACATCGAGGCGCTTACTCATGATAACCTCTCGAAATTGCGGAAAAACTCCGTCGCCACCAGGTCAGCGATTTTCGGCCCGACCTTCTCGGCTACCTCCGAGAATACCTGATCTACCGAAGGGCCATACAGCAACGCTACCTTGCCCGGGACCAGCCATGATTTATGCTGCGTCCGCTTATTCGATAATGACTCCCCAGCGGAAAGTCTTACGGCAAGGCCGATGTTGTAGTTGTCTTCGGAAAGACTGGCCCCTTTTTTCAGCCTGACTAGAAAGGCGTTTTTCAGGTACGTGGTCTTACCACGCTTCACTCGAACTGATACCCCTTCCTTTCGCCGGCTGTTCACAACGCTGTTACTCGTCACGAACCGGGCCAGGGAGGTCGCCCGTTTACGTCCGGTGATGGTGGCTTCGAGGTTGGTTCTGGTGGCGCGCTTGGTGACTTTCAGGCGGTCGGGGTTAAGATACCCGGATGGGAAGGCCACCTCGTTCAGCATGTTTTTCTTGACCAATGACATGCCGGTGCGCGATGCGACGGTGTTAATGGCCATCTGCATCGCCAGTTCAGTTATTTCCGGAAGCCGCTTGAGGTAATCACGCAGCTCCAGGTCGCCCACGGAAATAACGTTAACGGTCATCAGTTCTTCCTCGACACCTGCCAGATCACTTCGACCGGACCGACAATCGGTTCCTGCGTCTGTAGCACCAGGCCAACGTTGCCGTATCCTTCCGCCGTGATGATAATCACGTCCCCGCCTTCCAGCGTGACGCCTTTCGCCTGCAGCTCGTCCTGCATAAAAACGATTCGCTCGATGCCATCGATAATCTGGGCGTAACCGCCGCTATCATTATCGCCGACCAGTTGCATCTTGTTGTGCCAGCGCACGCTAAGACCGTCGACGATGACTTCCTGCGAATAGCTTTCATACCGCGCAGATACAGACAGGGACGCGTGAACGTCCCTGCGTGCCTTCGCTTTGATTGCCGCGAAGTTAGAGGCCATATCAGACCTCTTCGTCCGCTGCGCCGGCCTTACCGCCTTTTTTGGTGGTGGCCTTCGCGTCAGACTTTTCTTCCTGCGCAGGCGCTTTTTCTTTCGCCGCCTGGTCTTCCGCATCGACTTCGATGATCGGACGGTCAAGGGCGCCCGGGTTCATGCTGTTAATGGCGTCCAGCTCTTTCTGGGTGAAGTTGAAGATTTCACCGATCGCCGGGCGGATACGCTGGCCGTCGCGGAAAACGATGACCGTCTGGACTACTTTACGTTGTGGCATAATCTCTGTCCTTTAAATTGGCCCGCCATTATTGACGGGCCTGCAGGTGGTTACGGAACGACGGTCAGCAGGAACGACGCATTCGGGTCTGCCGGGACCATCAGCGGTGCGCCCTGAGTCATCAGGTAGGTAACGCTCGGATCCGGGTTTTTCCACATTTTCGGGAAATACTCCAGCGCCTGATACCCGGCTTCATCGTCAAGGATAGCACCGAAGCATTTCACGCCGTCAATCGCGGACGAGATACCCATGACCGCTTTCTGGTTCATCAGGTACTGTTCCTGGTTTTCCCAGTCGCGGTATTTCTGAGTGTTAACCCAGAAACGCATACGGCCGGCGCCGTTGATGCCTACCAGTTCGCCCATGAACTGAACACCTTCAACATCGTCCCACAGACGGGTCAGGTTGGAGTCGGAACCGCGGATGTTGTTATCCATCAGACCGTCTTTACCCCAAAGGTCTGCACCGCCGACTTTAACGAACTGGTCCCATGCGTCGCCACCGAACACGTAATCACGGATCACAGTGCCGGACAATGACTTATCGGACACCAGGCGCTGACCATCTCGCAGGTCGGCGATCATGTCCATCAGGGTAACGCCTGACGCGGTCCAGTCGGAAGTCATGGTCAGCGCAGCATCGCGGCCAAAGTCTACGCGGGTTTTCGGGTAATCCTGCCCTTCCACGTCAACATAGCCGTACTGCGCAGCCTGCGCGGCCATCCATTCCCAGGTGTTTTCGTGCATCGCGCGGTGCTTCATCAGCAGGAATGCGATAACGCGGTCACGACGTTGGGCGATAGAGAGGCTACCGGTACCGAGCGCTTCGCCGGGTTGACGCGGAACAACCATGTTCGGGTCAATGACGTGCTTCGGTTTCACGTAAGCCGGTTTGAAGGTCTTGGTGTTGTAACCTTGTTCCTTGATCACACGGCCTTGCGCGGTAGGCGCGACAAACGGCGCGACGCGGGTAACGTCCTGGATGACCTTATCGAATGCGATCTGGTCTTCCTCGAAGTTAATCTGGCGCGGGAACCACTGCAGGAAGAACGCCGGCAGGGACTTAACCTTGCGTTGCACTCCCATCAGGACGGTAGTTTCGTACAATCCAGCCATTTCTGCTGCTCCTTAGTACAGGTTGCCGATGTGGATGTTCGTACGTTCGAACACCGCCTGACGTTTCAGCAGAGTGTCGACTGCTGCCGGCCATACGAGTGCTTCGTGGTTGAACACACCACCGATGTAATACGGTGCGTAGGTTCCCACGACACCAGCTTCGTTAGCGATACCGATGGCCGTCGCTTCCGGGTTTTCCGGAGTGGTCGGGTCATATGGTACCAGTTTGCCAGCTGCGTTTTTGGCGATGACCTGATAACGCGCAAACGCGACTGCGACTTCACCGCCGTCGGTTACGATATCAGCTTCACCAGCAAACAGCTGAGTGGGTTCCCACGAACCGAGGTCGCCGTTGCCAGCGAGATAGTTCGGGAGGCTTGCCATCAGGGAGATCAAAGACATGTTAGTCGCCTCTTACTTAGTGAACGAGTCGCCAGCTACAGCGGCCATCGCAGCCATCAGGCCATCACCTTTGCCGGGTTCAGCCTGCTGTTCGTTTTCCGCACCCATATTCGGATGATCGGCATTATCCATCACCGTCTTGAACGGGCTGTCCGCCCCTTTTTCCGGCTGAGTGGTAGTCGCCGCTGGTGCCGGCGCCTGCTCTACCGCAGAAGCACGCAGCATAACTTCTGCATCAGCAACACTCATCGCGGTATTGAACGCAATATGTGAAGCCAGGGTGGAACGGCCTTCGGCCTCTTTGCATCCCAGAATACCGGAAATGCGAGTGCGTTCCGCCGTAGTCGCCGTGGCAGTTGCTTCGTCTGCTGCTTCTTGACGGGCAGCGTCCATTTGTTCTTGGGTAAACATCGCGTTTGCTCCTGGTTGTTCATCCGAGCCACCGGACGGCCCGTTTAGGAATTCAGCCACTGCCTTCGCCGGCGTTGTGACCGCATCTATTAGTCCGAGGGCCAGTGCTTCTGGGGCGTTATAGCATAATGCCTCGGTGTCACGCACGACTTTCGGATCTAAATTTCGGTTTTGTGCGACAAGATTGACGAAGTCTTCACGCATGGTGTCGACATCTGCCTGCCAGCGGGCTTTTGTCTCATCGGAAAGCGATTCGAACGGGTTGCCGTCGGCTTTGTGCGCACCGGATTTAATAATACTAACCTTAACGCCGAAGTCTTCCAACATCTTACTGATATCGACGTGCATCGAGATAACCCCGATGGACCCGGCGCCGCCAGACGGAATGACCGCCATTTTCGTCGCTGCGCTGCCCAGGGCGTAAGCCGCAGAATACGCATTGGAGTCCACGACAGCGAATGACGGCTTCACTGCGCGGGATGCGAAAATCTCGTTCGCCAGCTCAAAACAACCCGCTGCTTCGCCGCCGTTAGAGTTCACGTCGAAAATAATAGCTTCCACGTCAGGATCTGCCAGTGCGGCGTTCATCTGCGAGCGGATGAAATTGTAGCCCGTCACGTAGCCATAGTAATAGCCGCCGTAGCGGTTAATCAGGGAGCCGTGGATCGGGATGATGGCGAAGCCGCCGGAAAAGGCGAAAGGCTTATTTCCGCTCGACGGCGCCATGCCGTACGCCGCGCATAAATTGCGATTGCGCTCCGCGGCGATACGTTCTTCGGCATCGAGGTCAAAGTCGTCCTCGTCGGCGCTCATCTGGAACACCGACTGGATATTCAGCAGGAAATTGGTGTCGCTTTCACGGACAGCTACCGGCGACCCGTTCATGCGCTGAACCGCTTGCATTAAGCTGGATCGAACATGTGCATTCATTGGTTCTGTTCCTTATCAGGGTTATCAGTCGCCGACGAGGAAGATGGTGTCGTCTCTGCGCCTTCGACAACTTTACCTGAAAAATCCAAATCCAGCGATTTAATCAGATTTTCTTCCCGCGCACGCTGCTCAAACACCGAACGGAAATCGCCACCCAGGCGCGCAATTTCGGCTTCGTATGTCGACAGGCCATTTTTGATACGCAGGATCGCGGCTTCGGTTTCTTTCTTCTCGTCAATCTGGCCACGGCTGGCACCGATCCATTCAGCGTTGCAAATCGCATCACGGAACATCGGGTCATAAAAGTCGCGCCAGGTCTTGCCCGGAGGCAGCGGTACATTGCCGTCGTTAATCTCTTCTTCCAGCCACAACGTATAGACCATGGACGCGAAGCGGTCGGCTACCAGCTTCTTACGGCTCTCCATGAATTTCCACGTTTCCGCCATCGACGCACGCGCAGAACTGTAGTTCGTCTTCGTGTAGTCGCGGCTGAACTGCTCATAGGAAAGACCGAGCGCTGCGGCGATATTGCGCAGCAGCGATTCTTCATAGTCGGTACCGACGCCACCCGGTGTGCCGGCAGGTTTCAGGTTGAACTTCGTTCCCGGGAAGAGGTGCGGGACTTTAACGCCGTCGATCGAGATGTTCTTCGCGGCGGCCGCGTATTCCATCATGCTCGCCATGTAGGACTTAAAGTAGTCCGCAAAGGCGGTCTGCCCCATGCCCAGCTGCGAGAAGACTTCCTGCGTCGGCAGCTCGGATTCGATAACGGCGGCATACGTCGCATTAACGATGGCATTCTGCAGGGTGACTTCCTGGAAATTACGGGTCATCCGCATCTGCTTCAACGCCGACACCATCTCGCTGATCCCGCGGGTCTGCCCGGGCAGCAGCTGTTCGATGATGTGGATAATGCGCCGGCGGCCCCAGTCGAATCGTGCTGGCTCGCGCTTCCAGCGCCACTGGCCGTCAATGTTGGTGTAGTCTCCCGGGAAGGCTTCGCGGAACCAGTACGCCTGCGGGGCGCCATACTCGTCAATCTCGACGCCCTTACGGATCCGGTCGGTATCCGTCTGCATGTCCGGGTTCGACAGACGGTAGGGCGAGATAAACTGAATGGCGGTACCGAATGGCCGGCGGCCTGACGCGCCACGCCCGGTAGACTTGATCCATTCGGCAGACCCCAGCACTTCACCGGTCATCAAAAACCCGCCGACCGCGAGGCGAACCAGGCCGGTAAACGTGTTGACGCGCCGGGCGTCGAACCAGTTTTCCGGTGACTCTGCCGCCATGTTGAACCGCGATTCGACGATAGACTGGAATTCCTCTGCCCAGCCGTCCGGGGCGCCAAGCACCAGGGAATTCGGTTTGGCGTTCAGCTTGTACTGCGACCCGACAATGCTGTCACGGTGGATCGCCACGGCGCCAAAGGCGTAGCCATCGTTCTGCACCATGTCCTGCGCGCGGGCATCGGCCATGTCCTTATCGCGGGCGATCTGCTGGTCAGGCGAGATTATCGCAGGATTCCAGTTGAAGGTTTCGCGGGTGTTTCGTTCAGCGCCCTCAAGGCCGCCGCCCGCTGCGGGTTTCGCCGGAGAGGCGTCGACCGTAGCAACCGCGGTTTTCTTGCGCGCGCGAGCGGCTTTCTTGACTTCGCTCATCAGAAAATAAACCTCGCTGGGCGACTCGGCGTGCCGAAGAAGGCTCTGCACGGGTCTGGTGAGTTAATTGCGTTCTGCAGTCGCAGAATATACGCCCACAGGCTCTGGCGGTTGGCCGCCGTATACTCTACGCGTTCGCCATTCTGATCCACCACAACACGCACCGAACCACCGACGTTCAGCTGGTTATAGGCGTCCATAGCGTCATTCAGCCATTGTTGATACTTGGCTCGGCATTCATCTGGGGTCATGGTGGTCATCCTCATGCTAACATTTCGGCCAGTTGCGCAAAACTATAACCTGTATCTGGTTTTTCTGCGATGGCCTCCGGTTTATCTATTGTGACCACCAGCGGGTTTTTATCCCACTCGTCAGCCCAGACGGGCGGGCTATCCCAGTCTATTGCTTCCATCGCGAGGACACGCCCGCTGATACACATCCCGATCAGATAGTAACTCAAGTCCCACGTTTCGTTTCGGGTACCCTGCGGGCATTGCCAGCCTTTTTCGTCGCGGTGCTCGGCGCACATCTCGCCATACGCGTAGTCGGGAAGCCATGTAGGGAAATGATACATGCCTTTGCCGGGAACCGTCACGTCGAGTCGACCGTTAAGCATGTCTTTCACCATATTGGAGTTTATCATCAGCACCGGAACGTCGCCGCGCGCGATCGCGTTTTTGTCCTTCCGGTTAGAGTCCGGCGTCGCGATATGGGTACGCGGGCTTTTCGGCATCGGGTCGCCTTTGACCAGGATGAATCGCCCGTTTTTCCCCTCGCGGCGCAGCTTACGATAATACTCGTACGCATTGGCCGTTACGCCTGCTGCACCGCCGGAGTCACAGGCTGTCATCTTGACCTGCATCACGCGACTGGGGTCATCGGCCAGCGGATAGGTCTTCATCATGACCTGCTTCTCGATCAAATCCCAGTCCTCCAGGTACGCCGCCGGGCTTAACTTCTCCCGCTCGCCGTCTATATCGAGACGCTCTGATTTTATGATGTTGAACCGGTCTATCAGGTAAATATCGAACGGGTACCCCGGCGCCACGCCGAAGACCGCCACCTCAAAGCGGTGTTTCTGGACGTCAACCGTCGCCGCCAGGAAACGCACGGCGGGCGGGACCATTTTTTCCGCCCACGGCTCTGCCCGGGCTTTCAGCATTTCCGGAACACGAACCGACTCGATCGACTTCGGGACATACGGCTCGCCCATGTCGTTGTTCCAGAATTTTTTCAGTGACTCTTCCGACATTGTGCGCTCATAGTCGTCGGACGCATCGAGGTAGTTCAGCACCAGCGTCTGCCATGAGATAAACGCCGCCGCCGTACCGCGCAGCCAGAAAGACGCGAATGTCGCCCGAACCGGCTCGCCGACCAGTTGCCCTTTCTCGTTTACCGTACACCCTTCCGGTACCCACATGCCCCACAAATTCATCTCGTACTTCTCTTCCGGCGCGATTTCGCAGCCGCAGCATGGGCAGACCATTCGGGCCGTTTCTGCTTTTTCCAGGTTGGTTAGCGTTCGGCCATCGGCGGACTTGGTGTCCCACTTCATCAGCTGGAACGTTCCTTCGAAATACTGGTCGCAATGGGGACATGGCCATTTCCAGCGCCGGCGGTCGCCGCGGTTGTAAAGCCCGACGATGCCGTCGCACGGCGGCGCTTCATGCGGCGTTTTCTTGATCCAGTTTGGGTCTTTTACCGGGCGTGACGGCGACGATTCTGCCGCGCACATGGCAAACGACCCGAAGGTCGTTGTACGTTTTGACGCGAGGTCGAAGGCGTTACCGTCACCGCCGATGTCATCGTCGATACGGTCATAGTCGGTGATAATAATACGGCCCACCGGCCTCCCCGCCAGTTCCGTAACCGACGGGTAACTAAGCGTCAGGATGATCCCGGTGGTGTAGTGTTTATCGAATTTGTTATCGGCATCACGGTTCTTCATCAGCATGGCGCCTACTTCCGGGCTGTGCCGATGGAGTCGGTCCACGCGTCGCATGGAGAAGTCGCGTGCGGCGGTAGAAGTCGGGCAGAACACCATGATATCCATGGGGTCCACTTTCACCGAATAGGTAATGCCGTTGAGGATCAGCGCATCCGTTTTCCCGCTCTGCGCCGGGCCGACAAACGCCATTTTGTTGTAGTGGCGGCTGTTAAGCGTGTTCATCGGCTCGACCATGTACGGCGTGGTCATATTAAGCCAAGGCCCGACATATGCGCCGGGCTGGTTCACGTAACGGTATTTGGCGGCCGCCTCGGCGACCGTCATGCGCATTGGCGGCCGCAGCTGGCTGGCGACCGACCGGATGATGTGGTTTAACGATTTAAACTTCATCGTCTTCTTCCTCCGCGAACCGTTTTTCCAGGGTATTCGCGAGGTCATCCAGTATTGAATCTACCGATGACTGCACCACGTTGCGCTGCGCTTCGGTAAGCCCTACTTGCCGCGATAATGTGTCGGGGATCAGCAGCAGACTCATTCGCAGCGTTTTGATTGCTTCGCCGAATACGCTGACCACGTCTTCCGTTGGCCACAGGTTCCCTGCGCGCAGGTCATACTCCTGCTTCGCGCGCTGGCCGTTCCAGAACTCCTTCGACAGCTCTTTGGGCAGGTCTTTGAAGTTCATGCGACGCAAATACGTCTCGACGTCGTACAGTGGTTTCACCAGGTACGGCGCGACTTCGTGGACCGCGTAAATCGGGTACCCGCCGCGCTCCCCGACGGGCGGGACATCCATGATCTTCGGCGTGATGTCCCGGCGCTCCATGCGGAACAGCTTCGCCAGTTGCGTTATGTTGCATCCCTGGAAAATCATCGCCTCGGTATCAGCGTCCGGCGCATTCGATCGCCGATTGCGGGTCGCCAGCGGGGCGGTTTTAGTCGTCTTCGTCATCCCATAGCTCCGTTTTCTTAGCCTTCATGCGCTTAGTTATGCGGCCTTTGATGCGGTTTAGCAAATCAAAAAAAGCATCTTGCACATCACCCTTAGTATTTAGCGCTTCGATGACGGTGCCGTCGACAGTGTCGATCAGCTCCTTGGTTTTCGGATGGCGGATCATCGCTTTCATCTGGTAGACCGTCACCGGGTGCTTCTGGCCCTGACGCGCCAGGCGGCCATTGAATTGCAGAAACCGTTCAAGCGACCATGGGTTATCGACGTATACGATGATGTGACCGCCGTGCTGCAGGTTAAGCCCATGGCCGGCAGACTGGGGGTGCGCCGCCAGCAGTTTTATCTTTCCGGCGTTCCACTTCTTAATCGCCTTGCCGTCATCATCCATGACGACCAGACCCCTTTTCCCGAACCGCTCCTGCAGGCGGGCCAGAGTCGGCTTAAAGTGATAGGCCAGAAAGACGTTTTTCCCCTCCAGGGTGGTGTCCAGTAATTCTTCCAGCGCATCGAATTTCAGATCGTGAATTCGATAAGCGTCTTTCTGCTTCACGACTTTATCGTCACTGGTGATCCCGACGATTTTGGTGTCGTAGATGAATCCGGACGCCAGCTGCAGCAATTTGGCCTGGAGGGACGCGGCCTGCTCGGCTTCAATCGTCAATGGGTCATCCAGATATTCATCAAATTCGTCGGGCATGAATTCGACAAGGGACTCTTCTTCCATCTGGCGGTACAGGTCGGCGGAATGTGGGTCCAGCTCTACCACTAGCGGTACCAGTTTCGGCTTTTCGAGGTCGAGATAATCTTCCGCCTTCATCACCATGACGATGTCGGAGATCTTACGGATGATTTCTTCTTCGGCCCCATTGCGTAATTTGAACTTGAAATTGTACCGGTTCTGGATGAAATAGTTTTCCTGATACCCGGTGATCGTGGTGCCAAAGCGCTCGCCTTCGTCCAGCAAGTACGTCTGTGCGAAAATGCCCATATATCCTTCGGCAGCTGGGGTGGCAGTCAGCTCCACCAGGTAGTTTATGTACGGCCGGCAGCGGCGTAGCAGCTTGAACCGTTGCGAGGTATGCGACTTGAACATGCTGGACTCGTCCAGGATAACCATGTCGTATGGCCATTTCTTTTTGAACAGCGTACACAGCCACGCTAGGTTATCCACGCTCACCGTGTAGAAATGGCAGTCCTCGCGTGCGGCTCGCTCGCGTTGCGCTGCATCACCGTCGATGACCGATATCTTCCAGAAGCAGAGATGCCCCCATTCCTCAAATTCGCTTGGCCAGCCCACTTTCGCAACGCGCTTTGGCCCGACGATCAGCACTTTGTTAACCTTCCCGTCGACGATACGGTCCAGCGCCGCGGTAGCGGCCATCACGGTCTTGCCCAGTCCAAGGTCGACGAACAGGCCACAGAACGGCGTGTCTTTGATGAAGTCGACGCCGTCGTCCTGATAGCCGTGCATGTCCGATCGCTGGTGAATCACGTTGCGCTGGCAATACGCGATTGCCTTACTCAAAGGCGATAAGGTAGTTCTTAAAGTCTTCAAAATTGTCCACCCATGTCACGTTAGCCCCTTTGGCTTTCATCTGCCGATGGCGGTTGCGCTGCTGCAGCGTTGGTTCTTCGCCAGGGCGCTTGAATTCCACAAAAAGCACAACGCCATTCCGGATAAAAACGCGATCCGGAACGGCCTTTTTCCCGGGTGCCGTGAACTTCGACACCCACCAGCCGCGGCCTTGTGCATACTCGCAGCAGCGGCCTTCGACCTTCGATTCCCTGACGACAGGGGTTCCCCATTCGGTCATTAGCGATTTCTCCGGCGAGTCTTTGATTTCTATGCAAATTAGTCCTTGCGATAAAAGAACCCTTCCCATCCAGCGGCGCCAAGCGGCAATCCGGGCGCCCATGGCAGTTCAGCCGCCATGCAGCCGATCAGGTCAGCAAGGGTTAACGGGCTGTCTTCCGGGACTTCGGTGACGATCTCATCGTGGATGTGCATGACGATCTTAAAGCCCATCCGATGTGCCTTCTTCATCCCTTCGGCTAGGACGTCACGCGCCAGGGCCTGAACGATGTTTTCCACAAGTTTCCCACCGTGACTGAACACCTTGCCCCAGGACGAACCGCCGGATTTTTCAATTTTCCCTTCGTACTGGAAGTTCAGTGTGGAGTATTTCTCGCCTTTACGTGGGCCGCTCTGAACCGTCATCTGGCGTTCAGCGATGCGCGGGCGGAAGTAGTACATCTTGCGGCCTGACGGCAGCTGAATAGTCAGGAATGGCTTGGTGTATTCGATGGTCAGGCATTTCCACTTAACCGGACGGTGCGTACGGATAACCTGGAAGACACAGTTTTCCAGCTGCGTCCAGGCGTTCACTATTTCCGGGCAAAGTTCGCGGAACGCTTTCACCGAATCCGCGGCTTCTTTCTGGGTCATGTGAACGCCCATATTCTCCGCGTATCCCCACAGCCCAGTTTTCTTCCCGTCATCGCCGAGGTGGCCGCCACCAAGGCGATAACCTGCACCGAGGGTAGCGGGTTTGGCTTTACTGCGGTGAGGAAGGGTGTCTTCGTACGGTATTCCGAGCCAGTGGGCAGCAAATGACTGATACAGGTCATGCTTTGCCGCCAGTGTATCCATGAACCATTTGCAGTCGGTCAACCATCCGATAACTACCGATTCGATGGATGAAAGGTCGGCAACGATAAATTTATGCTGCGGCGCGGGGATGATTGCTGACCGGATGCAGCCGACAAGCGCGTCCATCGGTTCCCCGGCGAACAGCGCCAGGTTATCCAGTTCCCGGTTCGCGATGAACCGGTTCGCGATCGTCAGGTCTTCCACTTTCTCGAGAAATTTCGGGGTGCGCGCGAGGTTCTGCGTCTGCAGGCGGCGTCCGGCCCAGCGGTTTGTTCGGCTGGCACCGGCGAACTGCAGGGAATAGCGGAAACGCCCGTCTTCACCGGCGCAGTCGATCATCGTTTTGTATTTGGCGATTGAGTTTTTGGCGCTGTTAAGACGGGCTTTCAGGACGGTTATCGCTTCTTCATCGATGCCGTTTTCTTCCTGTTCACGGATAACTTTTTTCACCGTGTCCTGGCGCACATCGTCAAACGGATACCCTCGCTCTTTAAGCCACGGCACCAGCTGGGATACCGAGTTCGGGTTTTGAAGGCCGGTGATATCCTTCATCTCTTCTATGATTTGCGGCTTCCGGCGTTCAGCCAGGTCTAGCGCGGCCTGCGCGAATTCGGTGTCGATCATTACGCCGCGGTCATTGATAAGCTGGTCCAGGGCGTATAAGTCCCATTCCTGCGGAAGTATGGGATACTTGATAAGCCGATTTTTAATCAGCATTTCGGTATCAACGTCACGAATGTTATACCGGCAGAAGCCCCACCACTCTTCGGGGTCCGTCAGCTCGTTACGCCATTCAAAAGGGTTATTTTTGGTGACACGTTGAGGCACGCAGAACATTTTTATCAGCCGCTTGCCGTCCGTGTCTTTCAGCTGGTCTTCTTTCAGCCCGATCTGCTTACCTATCTGCAGAAGGTCGCCTGTGAAGCCGAGCATGTAAGCCAGAACCATCGTGCATCGCCACGATTTGTACGGGGTTTTCAGACCAAGAACACGGCGGGTCATCACCCTTTCGAATTGTGCATTGAACGCCCACTTCTCCACGTAAGGGTCAAGCAGTGCTTCTTTCAGCTCTGCCGGCATCTTCGCGCCACGGGATAGGTCGGCGTGCTGCACCTTGCCGTTGTTAAGGGAATACGCCGCCATCAGGACTTTCGCATCCGGGCAGCGGGAATATCGGTCCAGGCCTTGCGTTTTGAGATTGGCACGCGCCCGGCTTTCGTAGTCAAGGTTAATAATATCGGCCATGGTGTCCTCTTATGAGAAAGCCCGCACTAGGCGGGCTTCCGGTTTCAATGCCCGACGGGCTGGGGGTTAAACGTCGTCGTCTTCATCGCCGGCGTCGTCGTCTTCCCAGTCTTCGTCGTCATCCCACGCGTCGGAGGTATCAACACGACCTTCGCCGAACGGTTCGTCATCTTTACGCTTTAAAACGGAGATCAGGTTAGCGTTTACGCGTTTGCCATATTTGTTATCCTGGGTCCAGGGTCGGATAACCATAGATACCCAGCAACCGCCGTAAATCTCTTCTTCAATCTCAGCCTTAGTCGTTAATTCCTCGCGCTCGATGTTAAAGACTTCGGGTTTTTTGCTTTCGCGCGCAGAGAGAACCCACATGCCAGCGCATTCCGGTTTATCCGGGAAATCGACATCGCCGTCTTTCAGGAACAACATGGCCGGCGCCACTTTGAGCGGACCGGCTTTGTGGTTCTTTTTGGCGACTTCGATCTGCTCTTTCAGCAGCTGGTAAATCTCTTTGTGCGTTTTCTTCGGCAGAAGCCCGACGATGCCGTATTTCGGCTCGCCTTCGCCGTCTCCGCCGTATGGGGCGCCCAGGTGCGGATATGAAGCGCGTACGTTGGAAACTTTGATGTGACCGCTCTTATACAGAACGCCGTTTTTAACTTTCTTCGCGGGAATTAATTTTTCAGCCATTTCTCTACTCCGGGTTACGAATTTACGGGTTTACCATCTTACCGATTTACACTTCATCATCGTCATCTTCGTCGTCATAGGCGCCGGAATATTTCTGATCCAGTGGTGGCCGCTTATCAGTCAGCGGTACCAGGGTCGGCTTACCTTCCGGCTTCCATACGACGCTTTCGATGACCATTGGCGCGCCGGCGCGTGACAGTCCAAGTTTTTCCCGAAGGACTTCTTCCATCTGCGCCGGCGAGCGCAATTCAGTTTTCATATAGTCTTTTTCGTCAAGGCCAAGGAAATCGTACAGCTCCCGGGCCTTTTCCGAGTTGGTATGCACGCGGTTAGAGCGTGATTCCACCAGCTTATGCCCCGGAACCGCCTTACCGTCTTTCGCGGCCCGCTCCAGTTCCAGGTCCAGGCGGGCGAACCAGTTTTCAATCACTTTGCGGTACGGCAGGATCTTGGCCATCTCGGCAACGGACAGGTCGCCGAACTTCGCCTTCCGCATTTTGTATTCTTCCGCCAGGGCGGCGCGTAACTGCGACATCTCATAATCTCCGAATTCAGCGTCCAGGAATTCGAGGTCGGCACCGACGGCGCATTCCATCATGTACGCCACCGCGGCGCAATTATGCGCGGCCCGGCACCACCGGCACCCTTTCAGCGTCGCCTTGCGTTTGGCTTTGAGTGACCAGGCGGCCGCTGCACGCTCGCGGATAAACTCGGCGAAGTCAAGCAATTCGTCTACCGTCACTTCCCAAACGTCGAAATGCTCAAGCCTCGGCTGTGCGATCCGGATGATGACCCGGTCAAACTCGTACTCGTCGCTGAATGCGCGGTACGCCCCGTATGCGTAGAGCAACGCCTGGGGGTTGCCTTCCGCGAAAACCTGGACGCCGGTTCCGTATTTCAGGTCGGTGACAATCAGCACCCGGTCACGAATGATGATGTTATCCGCGGTACCGCCCTGCGGGAGAAACGGCACTACTTCGGCATCCGGATCTTCCTCCAGCTCGTCAGCGTTGGCCGGCGGCATCAGGTCGGTGAACCAGACCCGGATTTCCGTCAACATCATGCCGTCTTCGAACCGACACCAGTCAACGTAATCCTGAACATAGTCGATCATGGAGCGCGTGACGACAATTTCATGCCGCACACCTTTTTCCTCAATGACCTGCGTAGTCCCGATAAGATGCGTCGGTCGGATGTCCGTTTTCAGCCACTGCTCGGCGATGCCATGGGCGACGGTTCCTTCCGCCGCTTCATAGCTGCACTCGTCCTCTTCGAAAAGGTTGGCCAGTAGGCTTCCGCCGCAGGCCGTCCACATCGCAGAGGCAGAAGGCGCGAAAATAGAATGTCCGTCGCCCGCAAACTCCTGCATAACACGAACCAGGAAGGACTTACTCATCCGGATAGCCTTCCAGGGCGAGTAAAATCCTTACAACACCAACCTTATCAATTGTCTTTTTAACCGCCATTGCGCCGGCCCTTCCGTAGTTGTTCCGTTTCAGGTTATACCGGGTTTTCGCTAACAGGTCGAAACCGAAATCGGTGAAACGATACCCGGATCCAACGTGGGTGACGATGAAAAGGAATTCCCCGTTATACCGCCGGCCGTTCTGGCCTAGCACAGGGGAAGTTACTCTGAATAAGGGGTTACGGTCGCCAATTTCAAAGCGGAACTCAGCCCACATAGGGACGTCGAATTGAACGGTCTTTCCGTTTACCTGGCCTGTCGCTTTGACTACACCGAACTTATTCACAATAACCTCTCTGCTAAAACGGCCCCCGCAGGGGCCGAGTTACACGATAGAAGATTAAACGTCGTCTTCTTCGGAGTTGCCTTCATCCTCTTCCTGTTCGGCCAGTTTGGCTTCACACAGGTCAAAGATCGCGTCGAAGTGTTCTTCTTTCGCTTCGGCGATTTTGGCCAGGCCGAATTTCGCGGTGATCTTTTTGGCTTCCGGGGCGCCAAAGCGGTCTTTCACTGCAACCACTGCCGCCACCACTTCGTCTTTGGTGTGTTTCGGCTTGTCTGCCGCAGCGGTGGTTTTACCTTTGGCGGTGGTTTTACCTTTGGCGGTGGTCTTACCGGCGCCAGCGTCTTCGCCTGCTGCAGCGGAAGAAGCACCGCCATTAGCCAGCAGCTGTTCCAGCAGGGAGTTGGTTTTTTGTTGTTCGGCCAGCAGCTGTTCAAAAATACCTGACATAGTTAAATCCTCATTCGGTTAATTTGGGTTTGTCGTGTTGACGGTTTGGAGTATGGACATTGCTGCATCGCGTGTCAACACTTTCGCTAAAATATTTTTCGGTACCCATTGGTTTTTTCGGGGATCTTTGTGAAATGACCGGGGGTCGCCGGGTATCGCCCTCTTTACTTTGTAGCAGCGCGAGACTAATATCCGTTTTACTTACACGCACACACACGCGAGGATCATCTATGAAATTCCCACCGTGGGCTATTAAAGACCACTCCCTAAGACCGCGTTACCTCGCTGGTATCGCTGCCCTGGAGGTAGATCCGGACGGCAACCTTACCAAACTGGCGAAGGCGGCCGGCGTAAATTACGACACTATGATCTGGAATATCCGCAATACCGTTTCCGGACAGATGGCCGTCAAAATTTGTGAGGCCGCTAAAACTTCTGGCATCCGACCACATTGGTTCACTAACCCGGACTGGATAAAAATCGACCCGGATACAGGGGAAATTCTTGAATGAACTACTGGAACGAATACGGAATGGCGTTGTGGGAAAACGGCTTCACCGTCGTTCCCATCATTCCGCCTGACTCGCCCAGGCCAAAAGCAGGAAAACGGCCTGCGTTCGAAGACTGGCAGAAAATCGAGAACACCCGTGGCCAGATTAACGGTTTCGTGAAGAAATACGCGTCATCTGGCATCGGCATCCTGACCAAGCACACCCCCGCGGTAGACATTGACGTCTACGACAAAGACGGGGTTAAGCACATGATGGCCGTTGTCGAAAAGAAAATCGGCGCCGGCCCGGTTCGTGTTGGCCGTCAACCGAAAAAACTGGTGCTGTGCCATACCAGCGAGCCGTTCAAAAAGGTTAAGTCCGCCACCTGGGAAGATGACTTCGGCCAGCGCCATGCCGTCGAAATCCTCGGTGATGGCCAGCAGTTCGTCGCCTTCGGTATCCACCCGGATACGCGCAAGGAATACACCTGGATCACCGAGGATACCCCGGTGAACTGCGCGGCCGCGATGGACCTGCCGGAAATCACGCTGGAGATCGCCCGCGATATCGCCGACGCGTTCGACGCCTATGCTGAAAAACAGGGTTGGATGAAAGTCGCACGGGCCATTAACGGGCGGGCGGCAGACGGCGAAGCGGACGATGACGACTGGGCGGCCATGTCCACCGTCACCAAGTGGGACGGCACCTATGACGAGCTGCGCGATATCGTCATGAAGTACCCTGACCCGGAAAACTATGAAAACTGGATCCGGGTGATGGCCGCGCTGCAGGTGTCATGCCGTGACCAGGACGAAGCGAAAGAGATCGCCCGCGACTGGTCCATGCAGGCGGATAACTATGACGAGTCGGAATTCGAGTACAAGTGGGAAAAAGGCTTTACCCATGATGCTCAGACGCTGGTGACAATCGGCACCATCATCAAAACGGTCCACGAAATCGAGGAAAAAGAAGCCCGCGAGCAAGTTTCGGAATTCACCGAAGCCTTTAATGAAGTCACTACCATGGCGGACTGGAAAGCCTGGGCAGACGACTTCCGTAAGCTGCGGGTTTTCGGTATTGAGCGCCAGCCGACTATTGACGCGGCAAAGAAAGCCTACAAACGCCTGAACGAAAGCGCACTGACCAACAAAGCCGTTAAAGAGTACCTCAGTTTCGACTTTTCCCGCGCGGATACGCCGAATTGGCTGAAAGAATACGTCTTTGCGCAGGCCCAGGACGCTTTTGTTAGCCGTAAAACCGGGATTTTACTGTCAAAAAGCGCGTTTGATTCGTCCCATGGACGTGATATCGGTGACGTGGAAGGCGGTTTATCGCCGAATAAGTTCGCCACGGACGTCGTAAAAATACCTATTATTCATGATGTTATGTACTACCCCGAAATGCACGGGGATATGCCTGAATCGAAATGGACCCAAAAAGAGGGTCTTTTAGGACCGGAATTCTTCTATGACGACGCAGGTTTGCTACGTTTAAATACTTTTTCGCCTGAAAGTATCCCTAAACCCGCGGAAAAGCTGTCAAAACTGGATAAAAAGGCCATCTCGATCGTCAAAGACCTGTTCGTCGTATTGTTTCCGGACACGAAAGAGCGAAATTACGTCATGGACTGGCTGGCGCATGTCGTTCAGCATCCGACAAAGCGTATTAACTACTCGCTTCTGATCCGCGGTGCGCACGGTTCGGGTAAATCGACCATCGGCGTGCTCATGCGGGAAATGCTCGGCGCCCAGAACATCGGGTACGTGTCCAACTCGGTCATGAATGGTCGTTTCACCGACTGGGCGGAAGGCCACATTCTGAAAATCGTAGAAGAGGTGTATGACAAGGGCGATCGGTACAGCGCCGTCGATAAGCAGAAGGAATTTATCTCGAACGACCGCTTCCAGGTTGAAGGGAAAGGCGTCAAGCCGCGTGACGTGGTGAATACCAGCTCGAAATTGATGTTCACCAACCACATCAACGCGCTGCCACTGGACGAGAACCAGCGCCGCTACCTGGTCGTCTCCACGCAGGCCGAAAACCACATGGACATGGACCGCGTTTACGGTTCGGCTAAGGAACGCGAGAAGTTCTTCTCTAACGTTTATCGGGCTATCGAAAATCACAGCGCGGCCATCAAAAAGTGGTTCATGGAATGGGAGATCTCGGAGGGGTTTAACCATAAAGGCCATGCCCCGTTGGATACTAATGCTTTCCGCGAAATGCGCGATGCAGCGAACGACGGCGCAGGCGAATTTATAGCGGACATGATCAAGGGTGGCGTGACACTGGGCGTGTGCAAAGACATTATCTTTTCGCCCTCATTGAACGACGCATTTATGGAAGCCGAAGGCATCGAGATGCCGAAGACCTCACGCATGAAAAACCTGCTCATGGAACTCGGTTTTACTCAAGCTGGGGTACTCTGTTTCAATAGCAAAAGCGGAAGGGTATTCGTCAGAAAACGTGTACGCAATGCGTTCCAGGAAAACGGCACGCTGAACACAAAATGGGCGCAAACTACGCTCAAAAAACACAATGCCGAAGTCGAAAAGAAAATCGGAAAACAGAAAAATCCGTTCGACGATGAAGATGACGACGAGGTATGAGATCGAAAAATCACTAAAAAGGGGCTTCGGCCCCTTTCTTTTTTGTCGAAAAACGGAACTTTTTTATCGAAAAACTGAACTTTTTTGTCGAAAAATCGCATTTTTTGACCCCAAAAATGGCCGTTTTTGACCAGTTTTCGGGGGGTGGCAAACTTGTAATAATTTGCAAGTGCTTGAATGTAAGTCATTTTTCGCGATTATTATTTATTACAAGTTGAGGTTACTTATACACATACATAATATGTATACCGATTACGTTTTACTTTTAATCTTATATAGATTTCCTTGTTTTCTTGTAACTTGTAATAAATATGGAGAAAAAGATATGCAGAACAGTGGGTTATTGATTTATTACAAGTTGTTCGTCTTGTAGTAAACTTGTAATTTGTAATATTCTGCATTTCGTAGCGACGTATGGCAGCGTAAGGTCACACCCCATAACGGTAATATAATCAATCAGTTGCGGGGCTAAACTGGGTCTGCGGCCACCACCCCTGGAACGCAAAATCACGCCTGCCCTACGGGCAAAACTCGAAAAAACGCCCGTAAACCATTGATTTTGAAAGTGGGGCTATGGGGATTTCGCCGCATTTTCTTCCACCGCGGCTCTGCGCACC